CCGCCTTCGTTCGTGATCCGGCTGGCGTTGGTCAGTTCGAGCTTCATTTGCGATTCTCCCGTTGGTTCAGTGTGGCGCAAGCATACCGACGAACTCGTCAGTATGCAAGCGACCTACGTCACATTGCGAACACGGCGCGAATCGGGCGCGGCTTGGCGGCCTGTGCTGCCGACCAAGCCCGGTATCCTTCGCGGGTCACGGGATACCCGGCGTCGCGCAGCCATTTGCGAATGTGGGGCATAATATAGCCCTTGCTTTCGAGCACCGTCAGCGGGGCCATGACCTCGCGAGCGGCGAAATATTCCTCAACGGTGAAATTCTTCATGAGGAAGTTGCGAAAGTCCGCACGACCGCCCCGGCCGTATTTGAATCGGGCTACGAACCGCGTCTCTCGAACGAAAACGCCGTCCCGCATCCCAACGAAGCCGTACGTAAGCGTGTCGCCGTCGTTGTGGAAGTTGTCGAGTGTGAACTTGGTCATGTCTGCATCTCCCGCGTTTCAGTGTGTGCGTAGCATACCGACGAACTCGTCAGCATGCAAGCGAACTACTTCATACTTTTCGCTTTCATCGCCTCGCGCAAAGCGCCTTCCTTATTGAAGGCCGACACCCGTGCGAGTATGCGCTGATTGCAATTGACCATCTGAAGGTCGTCGTATCGCGACTGATACACGACCGTACGGGGCGGCTCACGCCCCATTATGTCGATCAGCTCCCATACGGTGTACGGGGTGAGATACGCCGCCGGGGCGGGCGGTGCAACTGTCTTGCGGCGGCTCATGACACTACCTCGTAACCAATGGTGCCGTCGGCAAGCTCACCGTAGCGGCGGCACACTGCAAGCTGTTTCTCGTGCCATGCGAGCGGGGCAGTCATCTCGACGCGTGTCAGGGGCCGCCGGTAGAGGTCGCCGCCTTTCTGCATACGGCTCATCGTGCTGCGCGCCCACGTTTCCATGATGTTCACGAACGCACCGCCTTGACCAGTTCGCAGGGGTCGAGGTCACAACGCTCGCACGCGTCGGCCGCTTCCTGCCATGTGTCGAAGGTTCCAACCGGCGTCTCGTACTTGAACTCGTTCATGTCTGCGGCCTCGCGTTTCAGTGTGTGCGTAGCATACCGACGAGTTCGTCGGGATGCAAGAGACCTACGTCACACTTTCAATACAAGGGGTTCGTCGTTACCTGACCGCCACCCGAGCCGAAAGAATCTTCAGCAACCCAAAGCCCTTTGGCGACACGCTTCGCGGCGTAGTACACGCTCGTTATGTTCGTGTCCCAAGTTGTGCGCAGGTTCGGGCGGTCGAGACTTATGCCGGTCAGGCAATAGAACACATTATGCTCACCGCGCCATTCCGACCATGTGGTGCGAATGTGTAACGTGAGGTGGGCTCGGGGCCGTGGGCATCTGCAACCGGGCGTTCGTATGCAGTCAAAACCCCTGTGACACGGGCACAAGCCGCCGAGTGTAGAGTCTTTAGGTTGCACGGTGTTTGCCTCTCGTATCCGGTAATACGTTGATGATGTAGTGCCGCCCCTCGGGTGTCGTGACGTAGACCCCTAGCGGCACCTCTTGCGTCTTGAGCCCCAAGCCTTCGAGCGTTGCCGCTATCGCTTCCGCCAGCCCTTGCGCGTCCATGCGTTAACCCTCGTTAAGCCAATCGCGTGCGCCTCGCGCGTCCGTACCGAACTCGCGCACCTTGCGTGTGCCTTCGTAACCGTTCCAATTGCCGTACACATTCATTCTGATACGACGCGCGCCCTTGCGCTCGAACCCGGTGCCGGCGGCTTTGCTTGTGGCGCTCATGCGTGAAGTTCCATGAGTTCCGAAAATGAGCCGTACAGCATCTCGTGCGCTTCCATCTCTTCGCGCGATTCGCGGTCAGTCTCGTAATGCGCCTGAAATGCGCGCCGTTCGGCTTCGTGCTCGTACGCGGCTTCGCGGGCTTCCTGTTCCTCGTAAGCCAGAAGCGCGAGGTATTCGGCGTCAAGCGCTAGGGCTACCTCTCGTTTCATATGGCACCCGTGAGCATGGCGACGAGCTTCGCGCGGTGCGCCTTGTAGAACTCCAGACGGGCGGCCACGTCAGCCGGGCGCAAGGCAGGGTTACGCGGCTCTTCCTTCGCAATGTAGCGGTCGCATTCGGCGATGGCTTCGTTAACTCGGCGTGTGCGTTCCGGCGTCATGTCTCTCGCTCCCGTTCAGTGTGGGCGTAGCATATCGACGAACTCGTCAGCATGCAAGCGACACGCGTCACACTTCCACCATCTGAATAACGCACCGGCAGTTGGGGTGCATGGGCGGCGGGAGCTGCGCCAGCAACTTGAACCGCCTGCGGAAGTCTTCGATTGTGATACACGACACGCGCGCCCGGTGCTGGCGCACCCAACAGCCGTACACGCGTTGCACGGTCTGAATACGCACGGTGCGAGTGTTGGCCGTTACGATGCCCACGAGGCGGCGCGTCGAGCGTTTCTCAACCCATACGCTGCCGATTCTCATTGCGGCTGCCCGTCGATCTTTTTAACGCGCTCCCAATTTCGACCGCTATGCCAGATGAGCCACGAGCCCGTCATGTCGTGCAGCCAATGGAAGAACCGTAGCAACCTGTAGTACGTGCGCGCCTTCACGACTTCTTACCCCCGTCGTATACCTTCAGCACCGGGCCGCCGTTGCCGCGCGTGTACATCTTCGGCTCGGGCTCGCGGCGCGCTTTCTCGATAGCCTCGCCGACATTGACGAACTCAACGAACGGTGCGGGCATCTCAATCGATACGGTGCCCTCGCTATGCTCGACCGTCTCGCCGTCCACCGATTGCAGCGTTACCTCGACGTGTACGACAGGCACGGCAACCGAGCCGCGCGCCTTGTTCCACCGCGCAATAACGTCTTCGCAAAACCCTATCTGTTCGTCACGGGCGAGGCGTTCGGCGGGGAAGCGCTCGGGGATTACGAGCGCCTTCAGCGCTGCAATCTGTTCGGCGAGCCGGCCGCCTACGTTCTGCCGCTTGAACTCTTCAGGCGTACCGCCCGTGAGGTCACGGCGAACCCATGCGGCCGTACGAATCACGTCTCTAATTTGGGCAATCTTCACGGGGTCACCCCACGGTCGGCACACACCTTGCGTGCACGTTCAGCAAACGAGAGGCAATCGATATGGCCGACGGGGAAGCCGGGGCCGTTGTAGGCCATCGCGCCAGCGTAGCGGCCTTCGTGATCTTCGGCGAACGTCACAACGTAGCCAAGGTTACGCAGGGCGGCGGCAAGGCGTTCGAGTTCGCGGCGGTCGGTCATGTCTCTCGCTCCCGTTCAGTGTGGAGCGTAGCATACTGACGAACTCGTCGGGATGCAAGAGACGTACGTCACAAAACGAAAACGCCGGGCCACAGGCACCCGGCGCTTCGTCTACTGGCGAACGGTCGAGCGTTACTTGCCTTTCTTGTCCTTCCGTGCGGCTTCGGCCTTGGGTGCGGTCTCGACGGCCGGCGGCGGGAGGTCGGCGGGATCGGGGCCGCCCATGTTGCCCACCGCCCCCGGCTGCGCCTGTGTCGGCTCGTTGAGCTTCACGAGGTCAGGGGCGGGGCCGCTCACGGCCGGCGGCACTGCCAGTGCGCCCGGTTTCGCGGCGTCCACGGCTGCGGCTTCAACCTCGGCGAGCGCCACGTTGAGGCGGCGCGTTGCCTCTTCGCTGAATGTGACGTGTACCGGAGCGTACATCCGCACCGTGTTGTGTACGGCCGCGCGTGCGGCTTCAAGTCTCGTTGTCATGTCTTCCTCGGTGTCGTGGGTGAAAGCGGGAATATTACCTCATCGTGCACGATCAGCACTACAGACGGTGCGCCGCTGTTGTAGGGGTCGTAACCGGGCGTGAGCTGTTGCGACTGCACCCGATGTATCGCCTTGAACAATGCCGCGTTCATCGACTGCAACACGGGGCTCATCGCGCGCATGAATACCTCGGCGTCGTACTGACGGCCGATGCTGTTGTAAGGGTCGCTCATGATTGGTTCGCCGTGCTCGGTACAACATCCTCGCAAGCGCGGCAGACCTCCCAACCTTTCGTATCGGGGTTGATGGCGTAGCGTTGACCGTCGCAAACCTTGCACAGCGGCGGCAGCACATGAGCCGCGTAAGCCGTGACGCACTCTTGTACGTATCTATCCAACCCCGCGAGCTGTTCCGGGGTGAGACGCTTCGAGCGCCAGAACGGGGCTATAGGAATGTAGGGCACGAGGTCGTGCGAGAACGGATTGCGTGCGCTCAACTGTTGCGCTTGAAAGCGTGTGAGGCAGGCGAGGCAACCCCCGGTCGTCACGTAGCGCGGTGCGGTGTGGCCGTTTACGCAAGGCTTGCCGGTGAAGTAGACCTTACGCCCTTGCGTAGCGGCTTCCTGTCGCGTGCAAACCGTGAAGTTCTCGGGGTTCTTTTGCCATCTAGCCATCGTAAAGCCTCATGACGTGACTTTGAATATGCGCAGTCTAATCTAACCTTCAATGTTAGTTCAACGCATATTTAAGAATGACGATTCTTGCAACTAGCGTTGAACATCTCAAGAATTATTGCAATATCTTAAATATCACTAGAACTAACTCGTAGGCTAAGTAATTGGAAAAGTTCAGTCATCGGCGTCATAAACGGGCGAAATGACGTGGGAAACAGTGCGTTAGCGACGTGCCCGAGGTCTATGCCCGAACTATGCCCGAACTTCGCGAAAAGTCCCGTCATGTAAATAAACCTTAATGCTGTGCGCTCTTGCGTAGCGGTGTGGGCGTTGCGTATGCTAGGCGTACATGGAAACTACAAGGCACAAGCTCGCGACCGTCGCAGCGCCCGACGACGACGCGCACGCCGGTACGGCCGACTCGCCATGCACGCCGAAGCAAGAGCTGTTCGCGCGCGTGCTAGCTGAGACGGGTAACGCTGCCGCTGCGTATCGCAAGGCGTACGCCGTGGGCGACCGCACCTTGCCCACTACGGTATGGGCGGCAGCGTCACGAATCGCAGCGCTTCCACAGGTGCGCGCACGCGTTCGCCACTACAACGAGCTTGCAACGCTAGAAACGATCATCAGCGTACGCGAGGCGATGCAGTATCAACTCGACATAGCGACGGCCGACCCGAACGAGGTCGTACGCGTTGTGCAACGATGCTGCCGCTACTGCCACGGCGTCGGCTTCAAATACCAATGGAAGGACGACGACGAGTACATTGCCGAGGCGGCCAAGGCTTGCGAAGACCCTGAAGCGACGATGCCTAGCGATGTAGGCGGCTACGGTTTCAACGGTGCGCTCGAACCCAACCCCATTTGCCCCTCGTGCTACGGCGTCGGTCACGAACAGGTGATTGTGAACGACACAACGAAGCTCACGGGCAAGGCTCGCAAGCTCTACGCGGGAGCGAAGCAAGATAGGTTCGGCGCTATCGAGGTGAAGCTGCACGACCAAAAAGCCGCATGGGAGATGGTGTGTAGAATGTTGGGCGCATTCAACGACAAGCTCGACCTTCGTACGCCTGAAGAGCGCGCGAAGGCGGAAGCGAGTACGCGGTTGCCCGACAACGTGACGGAAGAACAGGCAGCCAAGGCGTATTTGACATTGCTCGGCTAGCGGGTGCTGGCATAGACTGAAGTCTCACCAACAACCGAGGGTGCCATGCGTACCATTTTTGCTGCTCTTGCTCTACTGGCCTGCGGCATCGCAAACGCTGCAACGTGCAACGTCACCGAGTTCGCAGAACGTCCGCCCGTCACCTATCAGGCCGCATACGCTCCAGCGCTTGCAGCGGCCAACGTCACGTACACAACGTCGAGCGTTCAGAGTGCGGTGTTTCAACCTACAACCGCCCTCGTGCGTATCCAGTGCGACGCCGTGGCGTATATTCTTTTCGGTACAAACCCAACCGCGTTGCTTACGTCGATGCGCGTGCCATCGGGCACCGTTGAATACTTCGCGGTCACGCCCGCACAGTCGCCGCCGTACACGTCGCTACGGCTTGCGGTGATCGGACCATGACGCACCTACTTGCGATCATGTTCGGCGTCGGCTTGCTCATGAGCCCCGGCGGTACGGGTAGCATCATGCCCCCGCCCGGCACGTCGCTAATCACGACGGAAAGCGGCCTTGCAATCACAACCGAGGCGGGCGTACCGCTACGGACGGAATGACAATGAAACGCACACTACTTGCCCTACTGCTCGCGGTTCTTCCGCTCGCCACGTTCGCACAGACTGTACCGATTAGCGGACTACCCGCAGGCGGCGCGGTCTCGGATACGGACGTACTACCCAACACGCAAGGCGCGACGACGGTCAAGACGACGGCCGCGCAGCTCGCTACGTACGTCTTCAGCCCCGCCTCTATTACGGTCGGCCCCGTGGGCACCAACACCGTATTACTCGGCAACGCTGCGGCCACCACGACGAGCAATGGCGGCAATCTCGTCATGCGTGCGAGCCCCGGCGGCACCGTGTCAGGCAACGCAGGCGCGGCCGAGATAAATGGCGGCGTTGCAATCGACGGTGTAGGCGGCAATGCCACCATACGCGGTAGCGCTGGCGTTGGAACGAATCGCGCGGGCGGCTCGGTCAATGCACTGGCCGGTGCCGCAACTGGTACAGCTACGGGCGGCGGTGGATCGTTCACAGCGGGCCAAGGTGGCGCAACGGGTGCAGGCGGACAGTTCACTATTACGGCGGGCGCAGGCGGCGCGACCTCGGGCAATGGCGGCTCGGTCATTGTTGCCGGCGGCACCCCGACCGATGGCAACGGCGGAAGCGTCACGCTCAACGGTGTGAACGGTGTAGGAACGAACCGCAACGGCGGCAACGTCAATATCACCACAGGCGCGGCCACGGGCTCGGGCACGGCGGGAACGCTCAACCTCAACGGTACGCCGCTCGTTAACGCGGGTACGTTCAGCATGACCGCGACGGCCGGTTTAGCGTCGCCACCTAGCGTCGCTGCGCAATGGGCGCTCGCTGGTAATATCGCTATCGTCTGCACCAACACTGTAGGCGGCACGAGCAACGCGACTAATTTCACGTTGGGCACCATCCCTGCGGCGGCACGTCCTGCCAGTGCTCGCGCTACTACGATGAACTTCGGAACAGACAACAGCGTCAACGGGCTTTACACCGCTGTCGTGAGCAACACGGGCGTACTCACGTTGAATTTCAACGGCGGTAGCTGGACGAACACGGGCACGAAGGCTAGCGGCAATGCGTGCTTCACGTACCCCATCAACTGATTTTGGTACATGGGCGAACTAGTAGACCTTGGGGGCGTCGGCTTCGACTGGCGCAACCCTGATTACCTGCCGATATGGCTGCAACGCGAAGCGCGCTTGCGCAAGCTGCGCGCCGACCCCGCGTTGCTCGCTAAGGTACGCGTCTACTATCGCGACCACATAGACGACCTCATCAACGATTGGGGCGTGACGGTTGACCCGCGTGTAGCTGCAAACAAAAAGCGACGGGCGATAATGCCCATGCTCTTGTGGCCCAAGCAACGCGCGTTTATCAAGTTCCTGCAAGCTCGCGTCGATGCCAGCGAAGACGGCGTTGCGGTGAAGTCTCGCGACGTGGGCATCTCGTGGCTAGCGATGGGGTTTAGCGTCGGCCTGTGTATCGCACGCGACGACGTTTCGATTGGGTTCGGTAGCGAGAAAGAAGACAAGGTTGACCGCTCGGGCGATCCCGACTGCCTTTTCTACAAGGGCCGGCTCTTTCTTCAATACCTACCCGTTGAGTTCCGTGGCGGCTTCACGCTGAAGAACAACAGCGCACACATGCGCCTGACGTTCCCTAACACGGGGTCTAGTATCACAGGTGAGGCGGGCAACAACATCGGGCGAGGCGGCCGTAAAATTGTCTACTTCGTTGACGAATCGGCGCATATACCCAACCCGAAGGCTATCGACGCATCGTTGAGCGCCAACACTGAAATACGCATAGACATGTCGAGCGTGTACGGAATGGCGAACAGCTTCGCCGAGCGTGCACACAACGGGAACATAAAACGCTTCGACTTCCATTGGAAGGACGACCCGCGCAAAGACGCGGAATGGGAAAAGAAGAAACGCGCAACGCTAGACCCCGCTATCTTCGCCAGCGAATACGATTGCAACTTTAGCGCATCGATTGAGGGGCAGGTAATCCCGAGCCTATGGGTGCAGTCAGCTCTCGACGCGCACAAGTTGCTCGGGCTCGCGTTGCCCACGGGCACGAAGACGGGCGCGCTCGACGTTGCGGATGCGGGCCGCGACTACAACGCATTCGGTGTACGTCAGCAATGGCTCGTGCATTTCGTCGAGCAATGGAAGGGCTCGGAAGACTTGGACATTTTTCACAGCGTAGAGCATTCATTCGCGCTGTCGGATATGAACGGCCTAGACGGTTTCTTTTACGATGCAGACGGGCTAGGTGCTGGCGTGCGCGGCGATGCGCGCAAGGTCAACGAGGCGCGCGTTGGTCGCGAGCTGTCCGTTGAACCGTTCCGGGGTTCGGGTGAAGTGTTCGAGCCCGAGGCTATCGTAGAGGGCACCGAGCGCACCGCCCTCGACTTTTTCGAGAACGCGAAAGCGCAAGCATGGTGGGCTCTTCGGCAGCGCTTCAACTGGACGCACCGCCTCATGGAAGCATTCAAGGCGGGCGACGGCTCGTGGCAGGTAGACCTCGAACAGTTCGCCGAGCGTGGTATTAGCATCAACAGCGACTTCGAGTACCGTGCGCGTCTATCCATCGAACTATCGCAACCCGTATGGATGCTGTCGAAAAACGGTAAATGGATGGTCGATAAATGCCCCGTCGGCACGAAGACCGAGGTGCGCAACAGCATCGTATCGCCAAATTTGGCCGACACCGTTATGATGCTGTTCGCCCCGCGCTACACGGCGCTTGCGATCAATCCCGCCCTACTCGCTGCAATGGCAGGTACACGACGATGAAACGGCTTCGCAATTGGCTTCGCGCATGGCTTGGCGTACCCGAGGCCGTCGTGCACGTCCACGGTCCCGACCCCTTCGCCGTGTCGCCCTCGACGCTCGCGAAGAGCGAAGAGAACGGGCCGACGTTGAGCCGCTTTCAGTCGCAGCTCGCACAGCTCGGCGAGTTGTTCCTGATCCCCCGCAAGGTGCAGCCGCCCACGCTGCCCGACGCCGTGCGCGCGTTCAAGTACAACGCGAACGACGACGAGGGCAAGCTAGGTGCCCCGCTTGCGATGGACGACGCCAACAACGCGCCCATGTGGGCGTACATGAATCAAGCCAACTGCGGGCTCGGCTTCGCGGGCTATCCATACCTTGCAGAGCTTGCGCAGCGTAGCGAGTACCGCGCGCCTACCGAGACGATTGCCGCCGAGGCGACGCGCGAATGGATCGACGTTACGGTAAAGGGCAAAGCCTCGAAAAAGAAACGTAAAGAGCGTGGCGAGGTCGTCGAGGTTGCGAACGATGCGGATGCCGACGGCAACGGTGTAGACGATGCGCTAGAGGATAAAATCGAAGCGCTCGAAGCGGCGCTTGAATCGTTCAAGGTGCGCGATTCGTTCCGACGCCTGTCCGAGCAAGACGGATTTTTCGGACGGTCACAGCTCTACATTGACGTAGACCCCGGCCGCCTCGACCGTGACCAGCGCGACCAATTGCCGTTGGTCGTCGATCCGAAAACGATACCGAAGGGCTCGTTGAAGGGCTTGCAAGTTGTCGAACCCATCTGGACCTCGCCGTATAACTACAACTCGACCGACCCCACGTTGCCGAGCTTCTACAAGCCTAACGCGTGGTTCGTCATGGGGCGGCGCGTGCACGCTTCGCGGTTGCTTACGTTCGTGTCGCGCGAGGTGCCCGACATGCTCAAGCCCGCTTACAACTTCGGCGGCCTGTCGCTGTCGCAGCTCATGGAACCGTACGTATTCCAATGGCTGCGCACGCGCAACAGCGTGTCGGACCTCATTTACAACTTTTCTATCATCGTACTAAAAACGGACATGGCCGCCGTGCTCGCCGACAAAGGCGGCGCAGCGGGTGCCAAGGCCGGCATGGGGTTCTTCGACCGCCTGAAGCTGTTCACGCAAACGCGTAGCAATCAGGGTCTAATGACCATCGACAAGACGCGCGAAGAGCTGGAGCAAATTGCGGTCCCGCTGTCGTCGCTCGACAAGTTGCAGGCGCAGGCACAGGAACACATGGCCGCGCCGTCGCATATCCCGCTCGTGAAGCTCACCGGCATTACGCCGTCAGGGCTCAACGCGTCGAGCGAGGGTGAAATACAGGTGTGGTACGACTGGATTCGTTCGTATCAAATTGCGTTCTACGCAAAGCACCTGAAGCATGTACTAGACGTGCTACAGCTTCATTTGTTCGGCACGATAGACGAAAGCATCGGTTTTGAGTTCAAGCCGCTGTCGTCGCCGACCGTCAAAGAGCTGTCGGAAATTCGCAAGGCCAACGCCGAGACCGACGCCGCGTACATCGACAAGGGCGTCATTTCGCCCGAGGAAGTACGCGAGCGCGTGTCGAGCGACCCGCAAAGCGGGTACGACAACCTTACCGGCCCGGCACCGACGCCGCCTGTACTCGGCGAGGCCGAGCACGGTGCGCAGCTCGACGAACAGGGCAAACAAGCCGACCACGAGCGCGCGGGCGAGACGGCCGAGGAAGCACACAAGCGAGCGCTCGAACTCGAAGCAACGAAGGCAGCGAAGAAAGCAGCGTGAAGCGGCTACGCGCACCACGGGCGAAGCGTGTCGTTCTCGACCCGGTATGGCCGAACGTCGGCGTACAGTTCTGGTATCAGAACGAACTCGACACGCTCATAAGCCAATCGACGGGCGACCTCACGCGCGAGTTGACGCGTGCATGGCACGATACGCCGCCGCTCTTCAGCGGTTTCGCCACCGACTCGGCGGTCACGGCTGCGGGCGTATGCGTCACGTCACAGGGGCGCGTGCTGCTCTGCCTGCGCAACGATGGCGAGGGTTGGGCGTTCCCCGCCGGCACGGTCGAGCCCGACGAGACGCCCGAGGCTGCGGCACGGCGCGAGCTGTTCGAGGAAACCCTGCACGTACACAACGGGCCGTTCGATGCGTCCCACGTTCGGGGCAGCTTTCAGACCTTCACAACTGACGTACTCGAACCGTTTACGCCGCAGCTCAATAGCGAGCACTCGGCGGCGGTGTGGGTGACGGTGCCCGATGCGCTTACGTTGCAACTCCACCCCGGCGTGCGTGCTGCACTCGAAGACGTTACTAACGCGCGTCTCGCATTCGATGCAGCACCCACGGGTACGAAGGGCTTGCAAGCTGCGCTCGCTAAATGGGGCGCGCAAACCATAAAGCGCTTTGACCTCATGAGCGCGAAGATTGCGAACGACTTCGCCACGCGCAACGCGCAGGCGACACAGACCGCGATGATGGCGCAGTTAAAGAAGGCCGGCTTTACGGTGAAATTCAAGCCGAGTGCGAAGAGCGTTGAAGCCTATCGTGCGGTAGCGGCCGAGAACGTGGCGCTAATTAAGAGCATCCCACGCAAGATGCACGAGCAAGTCGAGCAAAAGGTGTGGAACGCCGTACGACAGGGTTCCGACCTTCACAAGCTCTCGACCGAGTTGCGCGAGGTACACGGCTCGACGGTGAAGCGTGCAGCGCTCATCGCACGCGATCAGAACGCCAAAGCCAAGGCGACAATCGAACGCGTGCGGCAAATGGAACTCGGGATAACGCACGCCATATGGATGCACTCGCACGCGGGGAAGGAACCGAGGCCGACGCACGTAGCGATGAACGACAAAGAGTACGACCTAGCGAAAGGGCTCTACGACAGCGACGAGGGCGAATGGGTGCACCCCGGCCAGCTCATCAACTGCCGGTGCACGAATCGCCCCGTTATCGAGGGCTTCGAGTGACGACTAGCCATAATGCAAGCCTAGCTGTATCATCGCCGCCCATGCTTGCTTACGACCGTGCGTTGATAGATCGCGACCGCGTTGCCTTTGATCGGGCCAGCGTTCGCACCTTCGACGCCGACGGCCGCATGCATGTACCGAATTGCCGCATTTCCAAGGCCAACGTATGCCCGTACTACGGGCGCGAAATTCCCAACGCGAAAGCGCTCGGCCTCGAACCCAACCGGATTTACCAGCTCTACCGCGACCCGGAAGAGTTGAAGCTAGCCGCCGACTCGTTCCGCAACCTTCAGCTCATGATGGTGCATGCGAAGGTCAACGCGGCGAACCCCAAGAGCGAGATAACCGTTGGCACGGTCGGCAACGTCACGTTCGACAGCGGTTACCTCGTCTCGGATCACCTCACCGTATGGGACGCCGACGGCATTACCCTTATCGAGTCCGAGGAAGCGCGCGAACTTTCTTCGAGCTATCGCTACCGCGCCGACATGACGCCGGGTGTATCACCTGAAGGCGTTGCGTACGACGGCGTAATGCGCGATATTAAGGGCAATCACGTTGCACTCGTGCGCTCGGGGCGTGCGGGTTCCGATGTTCTCGTACACGACGGCCTACCTTTGGAGTTTTCCACCATGCTCAAGCGCCCGAACTTGTTCGCCCGTCTGATGGCTCTCGGCGTTCTTCCCGCCGGCACATACGGCGAGGCCGAAAAGCTCGCGCTCGACGCGTCGCTTGCCGCAATGACGGCGAAGGACAGCGCGCCCGACGACGACATGGAAGACGACCCCGAGAACCCCGGCCAGCGTCGCCGCAAGACCGCAGCGGGCAAGCCCGGCAAGACGCGCGACGGTAGCGACAAGCCCGGCCTCGTGGCAATGGACGAAGCGGCCGTTGCGCTCGCCGTTGATACCGCGATCAAGGCAGGCGGCTATGTATCGAAAGACGATGCGCAGCGCATGGCGAACGATGCGAGCGCCGCAGCCGTTGCCAGCGTGAACGCGCTGCACGAAGCTCGCGAGCTGGTCAAGCCGCTCGTCGGTGTCGTCGCGATGGACTCGGCCGAGGCCGTGTACCGTTTCGCACTCGATAAGGAAGGTGTCGCCCTCGACGGCGTGCACGCTTCCGCCTTTCCCGCGCTGGTCCGTGAACGTATCGCCCGCAAGAGCGAAGCGCGCCCGGTCGTCGCCGCTGCGGTCGCCAAAGATGCGGCAGCGGCCGTTTCGGCGGCCTTCCCGAACATGCCCGCTCGGGGCTAACCCCACAACGTAACCGAGGTTTTCCATCATGGGTTTTCAGCGCGTAGTGCAGAATCAGCCGGCCCCGGCAGTTGAAGGCGACTTTGCCTCGTCCAATCCAATGTCGAGCCTTGTGCCGCCGCTTCAGGGCGCATACGTCGTGGGCGATGCCAACGTGCGCGTCGGCTACTTCGCATGGGGCTCGAACACCGGCAAGGTGTACAGTTCGCTTGCCGCAGCCACCGCCGACGGCGGCCCGATCATCGGTTTCGTCGCGCGTCAGCCGAACATTCCCGCCGCGATGATTACCGCATTCCTCGGCGAAGCGATCATGACGCTTCAGGTGGGCCGCGAGGTCACCCTGTTGAGCGCTGGCGACTTTTACGCCGCGCTGCCGGGTGCAACGCCGTCGGCTATCGCGAACGTCTTCGCGCTCGCCACGACCGGACAGCCGTCGCTCGTTGACGATGCGACGACCGAGCCGACCGGCTTCCGCGCCTTGTCCACGGTGCCCGTCAATGGCGTGACGAACGCCGCGACGACCATCGCAGCAAATACCGGCATCATGACGATTGCCGCGTTTGCCTCGGGCGGTGGCGAGCCGGGCCAGCGTGTGACGGGTACGGGCGTGCCCGACGGCACGTACATCGTGCGGCAGCTCACGGGCGGCGCGGGCGGCGCGGGCACGTACCTCACGAACAGCATCAACCGTGCGGCGGTTGCGGCCTTCACCGCGACGCTCATTCAGGGCAACCTCGCGAAGATCGGCCGGGCTGCGCCGTAATCGTCGGCCATCAACACGAACCACTAAGAAGGTAGTCTCAAAATGCGTACTCACGGTCGGCGAATTGACCCGGATCAGCTCATGGCGGGCGTCAAGGCGGGTCACGCCGTAGCGCTTCTGTCGCAGTTGGATCAGGCTTACGGCTTCGCGCTGGATCAGAAAATCAACGGCGGCCGTTATGCGGGCATGCTGCCGCGCATGGTGTTCGACCGTGTGAACGCGGAAGGCAAGGTTGTCGGCCGCACCTTCGGCGAGACGGGCGCGTCAGTCGATCAGGTTGCGTTCGACGCGCAGCCGGAACTCGTTACGGTCTCGAACGCGGGTATTCCTGCGTTCCTGTCGAACTACCTCGACCCTGCCTTGATTGAGGTACTCGTGTCGCCCATGAAGGCGGCCGAGATTGCCGGCGAGACCAAAAAAGGCGATTGGGTCACGACCGTTACGACGTTCATCGTTGTGGAAAGCGACGGTGAAGTGAGCGCCTACGGTGACTACTCGAACGCCGGCAACGCCGATGCGAACTCGAACTTTCCGCAGCGGCAGAGCTTCCACTACCAGACGTTCACGCGTTGGGGTGAGAAAGAGCTTGCGTATACCGGCCTCGCTGGTATCGACCTCGCCTCGCGGAAGAACGTCGCCTCGGCGCTCGTGCTGAACAAGTTCCAGAACCGTTCGTATTTCTTCGGCATCGCGGGCTTGCAGAATTACGGGTTGCTCAACGACCCGAACTTGCTGCCGCCCATCGTCAACCCGACCCCGTGGGATGCTGCTACGGCGGATCAGGTTTTCGAGTCCATTCGCTTGCTCTACGCGCAGGCTGTTCGACAGGCCAACGGCTTGCTCGACCGCACCGAGCGCATGACGCTGGCAATGTCGCCGGGGTATGAGGCGAACCTCGTGAAAACGAATCAGTTCGGCCTCAACGTGTACGACCTCGTTACGAAGAACTTCCCCAATCTCGCGATCAAGACCGCGCCCGAGTACAGCACGGCGAGCGGCGAGTTGGTGCAGCTCATCGTAGACACCTACGAGGGTCAGGAAACCCTTACGGCGGCCTTCACTGAAAAGATGCGCGCCCACGCTGTCGTGGTCGGCTCGTCCAACTTCAGTCAGAAAAAGTCGCAGGGCACATGGGGCACGGTCATCTTCCGGCCGTTCCTCGTTGCTCAGATGCTCGGCTAAGCACCGAGCGGTCGTGTACGGACTAGACGCCCTCGGTGTGTACTCACGCACCGAGGGCGTTCCTATTGAGGGACGCTACTTCTTCCGCGCTACGTCGCTCGTCGCCGGGCCGGAAGGCTCTCTAGTCGCGGGCGTTGGTGGCGCGGGTATCGCTCGTTTCGGGTGGGCCGATACCGACGGACGCGTTACCAACGCTCGCGTCTTTCCTACTGACTTGCTCGGGCTCGTCGCCTATCAAGGCGGCGACTGGCGGCGTATCTATTGGGACGACACCACGCGCTCGTGGCGCATCCGTCAGGGCATGAACCTCACCATGTTGAGCGCTGCGCCCGGCGTGTGGGTGAAGTTTCCCGGCGGTGTCGCACGCCCCAACCTACGCGTATACACGAGCCCGCTAGACGGCGTTCCTGTCGCGGGGGATACTGGCGGCCTTGAAATTACGCCGTGGGTTGTGGCCCGTCCTATCGGCCCCGGCGGTCTTTCCCTGATAACCACATGGAACCCGAGCACATGAGCAAAGAGAACTCGACCGGCTTCGTTACCATCGGCTGCAAGCTGCCGCATGGTCTTATCATCAGCGCCCGCAACATGGAAGGCGAAACGGTCAACGTCACCCTCGCGGGTGCGAATGCCGCGCGCATCGTCGGCGGCTACGGTATCACCGAGAACGTACCCAAAGACCTTTGGGACGCGTGGCTCAAAAAGAATCACAAGTTGCCGGCCGTGCTCAACGGTGCCGTGTTCATTCACAACGACCTCAAGAGCGCCGAACAGATTGCGAAGGAACGCCGTGACGTTCCGAGCGGCTTCGAGGCAATCGACCCCATCAAAAACGGCATGCTGAAAGGCGCGACCGGCGAGATGGACGAGGAAGCGCTGAAGAACTACCGCAAGCAACAGCAAGAGAACCCCGACCGCAATCGGCAGCGCGTGGAGTAATCGCCATGACGATTGCCGCATGCCCGCCTGTACCTACTCCGAATCAGCGAGGCATTGTCGTCTTCGATGGTCCCGAGTTCGTGGCGGCGTATCCGGCTTTCGCCACGCTGACCAATGCACAGATGGCCGCTGCTTTTGCGGTGGCGGTCATCTTCCTGAACAACTCGTGTTGCAGCATCGTCGAAGACGCGCCTACGCGTCAGGTGTTGCTCTACATGCTGACCGCACACGTTTGCGCGTTGATCTACGGCCAGAACGGACAGCCGCCCTCGGGCATCGTCGGGCGCGTGGACTCGGCCAAAGAGGGCTCGGTGTCTGTGTCGGCGAGCTACGCCAACGACATGAGCATGAGCGAGGCGTACTTTTCGCAGACGCCATACGGTGCGATGTTCTGGCAAGCGACGGTTGCGTATCGCATGGGTAGCTACTACACGCCCGGCCCGGCGCAAGCGTGCATCGGCGGCTTGCCGGGCGTTGGGTTGCCCTTCCCGTTCGGCCCCGGCGGTGGCGGCTGCTGTTGACATAACGTAACGGGTCGTGCCCGGCTGGATTATGCAAAAGGCTATCAGCGGAAACCTCGAAGGCGGCGAAGCACTGAAGCGCCACCTGAAGCGAATAGAACAACAGCTCGGCCAAGGGGCTCACGTTGTCGTCGGCTTTCTTGACTCTGCAACATACCCGGCGAAACACACCGAAGCCGTAAACGAACGCTTCCTCTCGGGCAAGCCAAAAAAGATCAGCGTCGAAGGCAAAGGGCAACACGATTTTGAAAGTAACTACGGCTCGGGTGTGTCCGGGCTGCCTGTCGCTCAAGTCGCGTTCTGGAATGAGTTCGGTACGATCCGCGCACCGGCCCGCCCCTTTTTCCGTACGATGGTCGAAAGCAAGTCGCCGCGTTGGGGTATCGGCCTCGGCGTCGCGCTGAAGAAAACCAACTACAACGCGCGCAACGCTCTCGCGATCATGGGCGAAGGTATTCGCGGCCAGCTTCGGCAATCTATTCGGGATTGGAGCACGCCGCCGAACTCGCCGTTGACGGTGAAGCTGAAAGGCTTCAACAAGCCGCTCATCGATTCGGCTGTCATGATCCGGTCGGCCGAGTATCAGGTGATTGACGGCGATGTAGAGGGCGAATGATAAACGTACGCGCTGCGGCCAACGCTGCAATACAGGTAGTCAACCCGAACGAAGGCGGCTGGCTCTACGGCTCGACCGGCTTCGGCATCGACCCCGCGACACGTAAACAGGTGCCGACCTACACGGCCGCGACGCCTGTACGCTTGCAGATACAGGCCGTTGACGGCCCGAACTTGCGCCATCTCGACGGCCTCAATATCGAGGGCGTCGTGCGCTCGGTGCACATGTGGGGCAACACGCAAGGCGTCGTCCGCGTGAACCAGCAAGGCGGCGACCTCTTGTACTTCGCCGAGGTGCCGGGCGGCCCGCCGCGTATCTGGAAAGTCGTGAAGGTCGTCGAGACGTGGCCCGATTGGTCCCACCTCATCGTGAACCTACAGACTGACACCGCGCCGCCGAGCCCGATACCGCCATGACGCTCACCGTTACGCCGAACTTCGACGCGTTGATGGTGAAGCTAGGCGACTTCATTGCGTCGATTCTGCCGAGCGCGCCCGACCCGGTGCCGCCCGTCATTCAGCTACAAGCCAACCGTACGAGCATGCCGCCGCCGGTTCCCGGCTTCGTGGGAATGACCCCACGCGTGCAAGCGCGCATCGCGACCAACTTCGAGTCGTGGGATGCGGACGACCCGCTAGTGGATAGCGTGCAGCTCGAACAGTCGGTGCGCGTAGCCGTGCAGTGCGACTTTTACGGTGCGGCGTCGGCCAATTGGGCGGTCATGTTCTCGACCGTCATGCGTAGCGAGTACGGCTGCCGGCAGCTCGCGCCCATCGCGGCACCCCTGTACAACGACGACCCACGCCAAGCGCCCCTCGCGAATGGCGAGGAAGAGTACGAACAGCGCTGGATTGTCACGGCATATGTGCAATACAATCCGGTAACTTCGACCCCCGAGCAATTTGCAACTGTGCTCGAAGCCTCCCTAATCAACGTGGACGTGAGCTATCCCCCATGAACTCAATCCCGGCAAGTCAACTCATCAACGTAATTCCGTCGGTGCTTGCGGCCGGGGGCAATCCGCTCTCGCTCAACGCCGTGTTTCTTACGTTCGATACGAGCATTCCGATTGGCACCGTTCAGGCGTTCGCCACGCTCGAAGCCGTGCAAGATTGGTTCGGCCCGACGAGCGACGAGGCTGCGCTTGCGGCGGTGTACTTCAGCGGGTACGAGGGCACGCTGTCGCTTCCGAGCTTGCTGTACTTTGCTCAGTACAACAATTTCCCGGCAATCGCGTACCTGCGCTCGGGTAGCTTCGCCGGCTTCACGCTCGCACAGCTTCAGGCGTTGAGCGGTACGCTTATCATCGTCATTGACGGGCGTACGATCACCTCGGCCAACATCAATCTCGCGGGCGCGACGAGTTTCAGCAACGCCGCCGCGTTGATTCAGACCGGCATTCAAACGCCCGGCGGTGCCTTCCAAGGTACGGGCACCATCGACAACGGTGCGGGTGCGGCGGGCAACATTCTCACCATTTCGGCGGTGGGCTCGGGTTCGCTCGTGATTGGTGACACGGTTGTCGGCGGTGTCGCCCCGGCCGTTATTACGGCGTTCCTGACGGGTACGGGCGGCATCGGTACGTACACGGTCGGCGGTGCGCCGCAGGACTTCAACCCCGGCGGTGCGCTCACCGTTGCGAGCGGTGCGGCCGTTACGTACGACGCGCAGCTTGCGCGTTTCCTCGTTGAGTCGCCCACGGCCGGCGATGGCAGCACAATCGGTTTCGCTACCGGCACGCTCTCGGCCGGATTGCGCCTCACGAGCGCGACGGGCGCGGTGTTGTCTCAGGGTCTCGACCCGACGAGCCCGAACGCGGCCATGAACGCCATTACGGACGTGACCCAAAATTGGGCCACCTTCCTTACGGTGTTCGAGCCCGCGACCGACGTTATGATGGAATTTGCGGCATGGGTGCAGACGACCAACGACCGCTATGCGTACATCGGTTGGTATTCGGATCAGGCACCCCTGAACGGTCCCGCCCCGGCATCGTTCCCCGGCCTCGTGGTCGCGGCTGAAATGTCGGGCGTTGTACCGATTTACGAGCCGGCCGACGTGAACGGCAACGGACGCAAGGCGGCGCTCATCGCCGGCATTGCGGCTTCGACGGACTACGAACAGGCCAACGGTTCGCTCGCGTACGCGTACAAGGGTCAGTCGGGGCTCGTGGCCGACATTACCGACGCTACGCAGGCGTTGAACCTGATCGCGAACCAGTCGAATTTTTATGGTGCCTACGCGACCGCAAACGACCGTTTCGTATTCATTCAGCGCGGCGTCATGCCCGGCCCGTGGCGGTTCATCAATCAGTACATCGACCAAATTTGGCTCAACAGTGCGCTACAGCTCGCGCTCATGCTGTTGATGGTGTCGATTCGCAAGCTGCCTTACAACGCGACCGGGTACAACAATATCCGCGCCGCGATGCTCGACCCCGTGACGCGCGGGCTGTTCAATGGTGTGATTCAGGCGGGCGTGACCCTCTCGAACTCACAGCGCGCACAGGTGAACACTGACAGCGGTCTGAACATCGCCGACACGTTGCAGACGAGCGGCTACTACATTCAGATACTCGACGCGTCACCCGAGGTTCGTGCCGTTGGTGGATCGCCTCCCATCAAATTTTGGTACACGAGCGGCGGGGCCATCCAGAATATCGAACTCGCTTCGATCAACGTACAGTAACGCAACGCGCCGGGGAGTAACGAGCCGTGCCGAATCCTATTTCAATCACAAGCGCAAACGCGAAGCTAACCCTGACTGTGCGCAGTACGGTCGGCATCGTGGTCGGCCCCTTCACCCTCGAAGGGTATGCGCAGGACGCCGCCTTTGCGACCGAGACGGTGGACGCCGCCGAGGCGTTGATGGGTGTTGACGGCAAGATGGCCGCCGGCTACCTGCCGCGTATCACGCGGTACACCATCTCGCTTATGGCGAACTCGCCAAGCATCGCGCTCATGGAAGCATGGGACAACGCGCAAAAGGTGCTCGGCGACGTGCTGGTAGCGGACGGCTTTCTTGCCGCGCCGTCGCTCGGGCGTGCGTATGCGCTCGTGAAGGGCGTCCTGACTCGCCTTACGCCGATCCCCACGGCCCGCCGAACCTTTTCCGAGCCGGTCGTGTACGAGATTGCGTGGGAGTCGGTGACGGCTGCACCTATTCAGGTATAGCGCGTGGCACGTCACACTAAGGTCGTCACGATCACAGCGGCGGGTCGTGACAAGGGTAAGACGTTCGTTATCACCGAGATGGACGCCGACAAGGGCGAGCGTTGGGCGTTGCGTACGCTCTTCGCTCTCTCGCGCGGTGGCATCGAAGTACCGCCCGGCATGTTCGATCAAGGTTGGATCGGGCTAGCGAACCTCGTGCCTTATGCGCTCGTGATTGGGCTGCGTTCGTTGCATGGCGCACAATGGCTCGAAGTCGAGCCGTTGCTTGACGAGATGATGGAATGCGTTCGGTGGCAGCCGCCGGGTTGCGCGGGCAATCCCGAGCTGTTGCAGTCGGTCAGTGCGGGCGCAGCCGGCGCTATCCAGATTGAGGAAATTTCGACGCGCTTCTTTCTACGCAAAGAGGTGTTACAGCTTCACATGGGTTTTTCGTTGGCCGACGCTCTCTCGACCTCGGGCCAGACCCCGAGCCCATCCGATACGGGCCAAGCGTCGGCCTAGTCGATTACGCCAACGTGCCAAAGGTCATTGGCACGCTAGTTTCGAGTCGTCATGCATCGTTGCATGAGCTACAGTCGATATACGGCGTGAGCGACGCGTACGACTTGCTCGAAGTCGTCAACGTGGACCTCATCAACGAGCGACGACTAAGGCGGCCCCGTGGCGAACAAAACCGTAATTGACGAGCTGATTGTTGCTCTGAAGCTCGACCCCCGAGACTTCGACAAGGGCGCGAAGGCTGCCGCCGCGTCTGTCATTCGGACCAAAAAAGAGGTCAAGAGCGCCACCGACGAAATGAGCAAGGGTGCCGAGAACGCCGCGCGTTCATTCGGCAACTCGGGCGGCGTCATTGCAAAGGTGTTCGGTCGAGGCGGTGCGGTGGGGCTCGCCATCGCGGCTATGATCGCCGCCGGTAAGATCGTCAACGACAAGCTGTACGAGGTGTCGGAGCGCACGCGGCGGCTCGGGCTCGACGCTCGCGCGTACAACACCTCGGCGGCCGGGCTGCGCAATCTCCAGAATGCGGCAGAGCTGGCCGGCGGTTCGCTCGAAGATGCGAATGCAAGCGCGGGCTCGTTGGTCAAGTCTCTCTTCGACCTCAAGTTTAATGGCGCGGTATCCGACCAGCTCGTGCAGCTCGCGCGCCTCGGCGTGCAGTTCACCGACAACAGCGGCAAGGCGCGCGACTTCAAAGACGTGACGCTCGACACTGCCGCCGCCTTGGAAAAGTTGCAGTCGTCCGGGCAGATGAATCGCGCCGAGGCTATCCAGTTCGCACAGTCGGCCGGCTTTACCGGCGGCATGGCGCAACTCGTGGCGGGCGGTCGTGGCGGCGTCGAGGCGGCCCTTGCGAAACAGCAAGCGCGGCGACAGGTGTCGGGCGAAGACGTAGCCGTGCAGACGGGGCGCGTGAATGACTTCCTGAGCCTCGGGCAAGCGTTCGAGTCTAACGCGCTCGTACCGGGTGCTACAAAAGAGTCACCGGCCGCAGCGGCGACGAGTCGCGGCTTAGAGTCGGTCATCAACGGTACGCCGGGCGTGGTGGGTGCTATTGGCGACACGCTGACAGGTGCGGTCGATAAAGCAAGCATCGCGCTCGGCGACCTCGCCGACAACACGAAGAAAGTCGGGCAGAGCTTCAACAGTGCGCTGTCGTCGCAGGGCTCATGGTTCCGTGGGAAATACGTCTATGGTCCTACGCTCGACCAGACCGCCGACAAGTACGGCATCGACCGCGATGTATTCCGAGGCATCGCCCGCACCGAGTCGGGATACGATCCCAACGCCCGCGCAGTTAACAAAAGCGGGACGGTCACGGGTGCCGGTATTATGCAACTCAACCCGAAGTTCTTCCCGAACGCCGGGAAAAATCCGTATACCGATATTGATACAGCCGGCAAACATTTCGCCGGTTTGCTCGAAGGTGTCGAGGGCACCGAGCAAGAGCGGTACGTGCAAGCGCTGCGGATGTATCACGCGGGCGAGACCAACGTACGCAACGGTACGAACATCGGCCCGGCTAATCGTGCGTATCCGGGCAAGGTGCTCGCCGGCACAGGGTTCGCGATGCCCACGCCGAACGCGCAAGGTGCGCTTGCGGGTAATTCGCGCACGGATATTACTTTCGAGAACGTCACGATTCAGACACGCGGCCAGAATGGCGAACAGATTGCGACCGACTTCGTAGACGGTACGCAACGCAAGTTGATGGCGGCGCAAGCTGACGGCGGAATGCAGTAATGGCCCTGATACCGAAGCCTCAGTTTCCGAACGTGCCGAAGCTGCCGGGCGTGCCGCAGCTCTCGCGCTCGTTGCAATTCCCGGCTGCGCCGGCCGCAACTATCGGGCTCGGCCTCGCGCTCGGCAAGCTGTGGCAATCCGTGTTTGCGCAACCGCAATGGGCTATCTATAAGGCCAACAAGCCGAAGAAAGCTAGCTCACCCGACGATATAGACACGGTGACGGTCGTCGCGCAACGCGTGCCGGTTGTCGTGCCCGACAGCTTCGGCGAGTTCTCGTATCGTAATGAGTTCACGGTGTCGGACTTTCCCGTACAAGAGGGTTCGTTCGCGTCTTACAACAAGGTTGCGAACCCGTTCGAGATTACGCTACGTCTGTACAAAGGCGGCACGAAGGAAGCCCGTAAGCGCTTCCTCGACAGTCTCGACGCGATTGCCGGAACGCTTGAGCTGTACGACATTCTCACGCCCGAGCACACGTACCTAAATGTGAACGTGACGCGCGTCGAGGTCATGCGGCGCGGCGAAAAGGGCGCTTACTTTCTGTCCGAGGTTGACGTGTACTTTCGCGAAATACGCGAGGTTGCCGCGACGTACACGAACACCGCAGCGACGACCGAGAACGCACAGAATCCTTCGGCCGCCTCGGTGCTCAATAACGGCGTGATTCAGCCGCAGCCATTCACGCCCGCGATAGGGGTGCCTTTCTGATGTTGCGCATTCCTTTGCAGCCTGTACCGATTCAGACGCTAGCGACAACGCTTGCACGTCAGGCGTGCCAAATTGCCATACGTCAGAATGGCGACAACATGTACTTCGACCTTCAGTTAAACGGCGAGTACATCGTACGCACGCGCATCTGTCGCGACCGGCAACGGTTGTTGCTCGACGCCGCGTACCGAGGGTTTCTCGGTGACTTTGCCTTTGTCGATACACAGGGCACGGACAACCCGCAGTTCGCCGGGCTCGGCGACCGCTACCAACTCGCCTATCTGCCGGTAGGTGAGTAATGGCGTTCACGGCGAAACAACTTCGCGTGACGCTGGTACTCGACGGCGATGCGGCCGTATTCCCCGGCACGAACTCGAACACACTCATAATCGACCGGCTTCGGATCGTTGCGCGTGTGCAGGCTGTTGCGCGCCTCGCGACGCAATGCGAGCTGAAAATATTCGGCATGCGTCAGGAAGACATGAACGCGTTGACGGTCGTGTGGGCGAACCCGACCGCCATCCTTCGGCATACGGTGATACTCGAAGCTAACAACACGGGCAAGGCCGACGGTTGGGTGCAAGTATTCGTCGGCAACTTCAAAGAGGCGCAACCCGAGTATAGCGCGCAGCCGAACGTATCGTTTTTGATTCTGGCCGTTACGGCGTTGTTCCACAAGATTAACCCCGTACCGCCAACCTCTTTTACGGAACAGTCGGATATAGGCGCAATCGCTGGCGATATTGTCGAGCGTATGGGCGAGCCGTGGACGCTCACCGTAGCGGACGGCTCTAACGACGTTGTGTTGAGCAATCAATACCTGTGCGGCACGCTATGGGATCAGCTCGCGCAAGCCTGTCAGGCCGCGCATTGCGACTTCTACGTGCAAGGTAACGAGGTACTGATTACGCCGAATAATCAACCGCGCTCATCATTGCCCACCGTCGTACTCTCGCCGACCTCGGGGCTTATCGGCTTTCCGATGTTCGAGGCGGCCGGGCTCAACGTGTCGGCGCTGTTCGATCCGGCTTTCCAGTGCGGCGCGGCTATCGAGATAAAGGACGCCACGCCCGCGAATGCGGTTGGGCGTTGGTATCCGTTCGCCATGTTCCACGAACTCGAAAGCATCAACCCCAATGGTCGATGGTTCACGAGCTTGCGCTGTCTGAAGGTGATCGTGTCATGACCGCCTCGACGAACCAACAGCCGCGCGACGTAGCGACCGAATACGGTACGATTCAATTCGTTGTCGGGCAGCTCATGCTAGGCATGGCTACCGCAACGCTCGTGCGTGTCATGGCGTGCACGAATGAAGGCGGAGTTGCGGCCGTGGGCACCGTGGACGTGCAATTGCTCGTGGATCAAATTACGGGCGATGGCGAGACCGTGCCACACGGGACCGTTTTCAAAGCACCGTACAACCGCATTCAGGGCGGTACGTACGCCGTGATTCTCGACCCGCAACCGGGCGACATTGGCGTATGCGTGTTTGCGTCGCGTGACATTTCGGCCATCAAAGCCGACCCGAACGCCGCGCGTAACCGGCAGCCCATTGCAGGCGCAACACCGGGCTCGCGTCGTACGTTCTCATTGTCCGACGCACTGTACATCGCCTCGGTGTTGAATCCCACACCGACCGACTACGTGCAATTCAACAGCGACGGCGTTCGTATCGTGTCGCCCTTGCGCGTGCGCGTGGAAACTCCTACCGCTGAAATTATCGCCGACACCGTGGCGACGATCCAAGCGCCAACTATCAACCTCAAGGGCAACGTCGTGCAGACCGACGGTGACGTGACGATGGCTCAAGACCTCGACGTAACGGGCACCGTGACCGGCCACACCGACGTAATTGCGGATACAATCAGCGGGAAGAACCACACGCATAGCGGCGTAACGCCCGGCGGTGGCAACTCGGGGCCGCCTGTACCATGAAGACGCTTTTGCTCGACCTCACGCAATGGGACTTGCTGCCGGATGCGGCCGGCAACATCGCATTCGCCGAAGACCCGTATGCGAAGGCGCAAGACGTGGCGAGTGCGGTGCGTACCTTTCTGGCCGAGGTCTGGTATGACGTGTCGATAGGGGTGCCTTACTTTCAAGAGATACTAGGCAAGACGCCGCCGCTAACGATGTTTCAGCAATTGATAGTGCAAACGGCTATGACGGTGCCCGGCGTGGTCTCGGCAGAGTGTACAATCAACGCCTTTGTAGACAGGCGCGTCACTGGACAGGTGACATTCACGACAGATAACGGTCAGACCTTCACGGTGGCGCTGCAATGACGACGAACGTACCCCCGGTTGAGTTCACGCCCGCCGGCCTCGTGGTGCCGCAAGAGTCCGAGATATTGGCCGGCGTACAGGCCGACTATAACGAGGCGTTCGGCGGCAACTTGAACCCTGCGTTGAACACGCCACAGGGCCAGCTCGCTTCGAGTACGGCGGCCATCGTTGCAGACGCTAACGCCGAGTTCGCCGAGTTCGTCAATCAGGTGAACCCGGACACGGCTGACGGCTTCATGCAAGACGCCATCGCCCGTATCTATTTCTTGCAGCGCTCGCCCGGTGCGCCGACCAACGTCGCGTGCCAGTGCGTCGGCAACTTCGGGACGGTTATTCCCGTGGGCGCGCAGGCACAGGATACGAGCGGCAATCGTTACGTGTGTACTGATGGCGGTACAATCCCGGTCTCGGGAACCATTACGCTCAATTTCGCGAACATCGTAGACGGCCCCATCCCGTGCCCCGCGAATACTCTTACGATCATCTTCCGCGCCATTCCGGGGTGGGACACGATCAACAATGCGGCACCGGGCGTGCAAGGTCGTCTTATCGAGTCGCGCGCCGAGTTCGAGTTCCGACGAAAGAATAGCGTAGCGCTGAATGCCCACGGCTCTAAGGAAGCCATCTTTAGCGCTGTCTTTGACGTGCCCGACGTGCTCGACGTGTTCGTGACCGAGAACGTGACCAATGATCCGATTTTCGTCGGGCCGACTCTGTACGAGTTGAAACCCCATTCGGTATACGTTGCGGTCGTTGGTGGCGCTGCGCAGGACATAGGCAACGCGATTTACACCAAAAAGGACTTGGGTTGCGACATGAACGGTAATACGACTGTTACCGTTTTCGATACGTCGTACACGCCGCCGCAACCGTCGTACATTATCACTTTCAATCGGCCGACCCCGTTGCCGATTTTCTTCCGCGTCGAGCTGACGGATTCGACTAGCCTGCCGAGCGACATTGTAGACCGCGTAAAGGCGGCCATCATTGCGCAGTTCAACGGGCTCGGCGATCAACCGCGCATCCGTATCGGCGGCCTCATCCTCGCGTCGAAGTTCTACAACGCGGTCAACACGACGGCCGAGGATGTTTCGATTTTGTCGATTCTGATTGGCGTCACCGCTCCCGGTGCGCTTAATTCGATACTCGCGGGCATCGATCAAGCGCCGACGGTAGACGCCGATGACATTACGGTCATCCTCACATGATCGACGTTGAACAGACAATTATTTCGCAGTACGCGAACTCGCCGACGTTGGTGCAGCTAATCACCAACATGAACGAGTACATAGACCCGCGCGCGAATCTCGACGCGTTCTTTAACTTCGTGTGGAACGTAGACACCGCGCAAGGCTTCGGGCTCGACATTTGGGGCAACATCGTCGGCGTCGGCCGCTTGCTGCAAATACCCGGCAATGACCCTATCGTCGGCTTCGACAATCCGAGCTTCCCGAAAGACTGGTATCCCATGAGCGAAGGTCGCTTCGCTATCGAAGGCGAAGTTACGACCGCGTTCGAGTTGGCCGACGACGCGTACCGGGTGCTCATCCTGACGAAAGCGCTAGCGAACATCATTACGACCACGGGGCCGGCAATGAACCAGCTTTTGCGCAACATGTTTCCCGGCCGTGGGCGTGCGTTCGTTCGTGACCTCGGCGGCATGGCGATGCAGTTCGTTTTTAACTTTCGCCTTAGCACGGTCGAGTACGCTATTCTGACGCAATCGGGCGCGCTGCCGCACCCGGCGGGCGTGTTCTATTCGGTTGTCGTGATCCCCGGCGGCCTGTTCGGCTTCCAAGGGTACACAGGCGCGCTACCGTTCAACTTCGGCGTATTTAATTCGAGGCCAGCAATATAATGGGCGCACCATACCCGACAACGATCCCCGAAGCGTTCGCTATCGACGCCGATCCGTCGCGCCGTAACGTCATTCCAGACACGACGGCGAACCCGCAGCGTGCGTCATGGTCGCTCGGCTTCCCGCCGCAGACCATGACGCCAATCATTGCGGGCGGCAAGCCAATGCTCGGCCCCGACATGAACGGCACGTTGTACGCGCTGTCGTCGCATACGTTCTATCAACAGACGGGCCAGCCGTACCGATGGAACGCCGACGTACTCGTGGCGCTCGGTACGGGCTACGCGGCCGGCACGTTGCTCGGTTCGAGTGCTGCGGTCGTGCTGCCGAACACCGGCCCGACGCTATGGATGAATCTTGTAGAGGGCAACATTACCGACCCCGACGGCGGCGGTGCGGCAGGTTGGGTGCCTCTATTCTCGTACGGCCTTACGGTCATGCCACCGACCAACGGCGGCGTCGTTACGCTGTCCGTGGCGCAGGCAGCTAAACCCGTAATCGTGATAAGCGGCGTGCTCGTGGGCAACCTGCAACTCGTGTTGCCTAACGAGCTGCGACGTTGGCTCATCGTCAATACGACTACAGGCGGTTTCGCCACGACTGCGAAAACGGCGGCCGGCTCGGGTGTCAACATTCCGCAGGGCGGCTTTAACGCACCTGTTGAGGTGTACGGCGACGGCACGAACCTCTACCCGGTCGTTGCGCCGGTCAATCTGCCAATCGACGTTGCGCCGACGCCGAACACCATCGCGTTGCGGTCGAATAACGGTTATCTGTTCGCTACGTATCTGAATCAGAACAGCCCGCTAGAAAATTTCAGCATCAACGAAGTGTTCGCGGGTGTCGGTGACGGCTACTTGCGCAAGATCAACCGCACCAACTTTGCGGCGAACTTCCTGTTGTCGTGGTTCGCGGGACAGGTGGCCGATGCGCAGGTGCCTCTCTCGGCGGTGAATCAGTATCGGGGCACCATCCTCGACAATTCAGCGCTCACGGGAACGCCCACGGCGCCCACGCCGCCGGCCGGTGACAGCTCGGCACGCGTCGCTACTACGGCGTTCGTGACCGGCACCAATATCGGAGTCGTGCACGCGCAGAACGGGCAGTTGACCATACCGAACTCGTCGGGCAATCCTCTCATCATCAAATGGGGTTTTGCCGTCGGCCCCGGCGGTGGCGGCGCGTTCACGTTCGCGTATCCGCAAGGCGCGTTCCCGAACAACGCCTATGCCGGCTACATGAATACGGCTTGGCGCAACGGCTCGGGCTCGAATGCGCTAAACTTCGTCGGTCAGGTGCAGCTCGCTACAATGAGCGTCGTTGCGGATCAAGCGCAGTTCGGCCCGTTCGCCGGCTTCGCGAATTGCTTTTGGCTCGCCATCGGAGATTGATACATCATGAGCGGCGTACCTGCCCCCCTTTATCCGGTTGTCCGCGCGTTCGGTAACGACGCAATCCCGCCGACGGATGCGGGCGGCGCAACGCTTCCTATCCCGGTCGCGTCACAGGTTGGCGTGCTCGTGGGCGCGGCGAGCTTTGAGGATGGTTTCCCCGCTGCGACCATGAGCGACCCCGAGGCCGGCGGTATCCCACCGTACGGTCAGGACATGAACGGTTTGTTGTTCATGCTGTCGCAGTACGCCGCGTTGATACAGGCCGGACAGACCGCGCCGTATAATGCGGCGGCGGTGGCGGCGTTCGCAGGCTACAAGGTCGGCGCTATCGTTCAGGGCGTCGCTGACCCTTCGCAGTTCTTCTATAACATCGTTGACGGGAACAGCAACGACCCCGAGGTGCTAGATACGGGGTGGGTTGCGTTCTCGCCTTTGGCTGCGCCAACATTGGTACAGACGCCCGCCGCGTTGCCTGCGGGTGCTACCAATGATTTACCTGTCAGCTCGCGCACCGGGTTTATCGACTTGGCCGCCAATGCTGCCGGCTCGGACTTGACCGGGTTTGCGGGTGGCTTCAATGGTCAGATAATCGTCGCGACCAATGTAAGCGTCAATCCGCTGACCTTCAAAGCGCTGACGGGCTCGGCGGCGGGTAATCAATTTCGCTTGCCGGCAGATATAACCGTTTTTCAGTACGGCAATTTGACCTTCCGAAAGTCAACGGCTCTTAACGTATGGGTGCCAATGTCATGATTACTTCAACTCGCCGCGCGTACGTCGCGCTCGGTGTCGTGCTGGCGGCTATCGCGCTGCCGGTACTCGCCGCTACCTTTAACCTGTTCTCGCCTGCGGCCGGCATTCTCAAGGGCAACCCCTCGACGTATGTCACGACGGCGGCAACGTCGGCCGATGTTGTCGCGACCTTTTCGGGCGGCGCGGGTTGCACGGGTACAAACTATCTCGCGGCAAATGGAACGTGTCAGACGGCGGCGACTACTACAGTTCCCGGCGGTGCTACAACTCAAATTCAGTACAACAACGCGGGCGCGTTTGCGGGCTCGTCTGACCTCGCATGGCAGAACGGAAGCCGAACGCTCAACATCGGCGCGACGGGCAACGCTCTTATAGAGCCTGTATCAAATTCGGGTACGGGGCGTTTCCTTACGATTCGCAGCGGCGCAAGCTCGCTAGCCGGTAGTCAGGGCGGTGCGCTCGACATTCGAGCGGGTGCGAGCAACGGCAGCGGCAACGGCGCGTCGGCCACCTTTACAGGCGGCCTCGGCGGTTCTACGGGTCAAGGCGGTGCGGCCTTCCTCGTCGGCGGTCCCGGCGGCACTACATCCGGCAATGCCGGCAGCGTGCAGGTAAACGGCGGCACGCCGACCGATGGCAACGGCGGCGACGTACAGGTGCTCGGTTCCGATGGCGCGGGCACCAACCGCAACGGCGGCAGCGTTACGCTATTCGCGGGCGCGGCGACAGGTTCGGGCACGCTCGGGCAAATTTCGTTGCAGGGCGGTCGCGGTGTCATCGCCGGGGCTCCCACGGGCGGCGCGCAGGGCGTGGGCACGATCAACGCTACGGGGCTGTTCGTCAATGGCGTGGCGGTCGGCGGTGCGACGGCGGGCGCTAACCCCACAGCGTCGGTCGGTCTTACGGCGGTGAATGGCGTCGCTACGACTTTCTTGCGTAGCGATGGCGCACCCGCGCTATCGCAATCCATCTCACCGACGTGGAGCGGTACGCACACGTTCAGCAACGCGCCCGTCGTCAATGTTACGAGCGGCTTCAATCTGCTAAGCCTCTCGGGTAACGTCGCGAACGGCAACGGCATACGCATTATCGAGACAGGTGTACAGGACCGAGGTTACCTCGGGTTCGGTTCGAGTACGTGCGTAGGCGGAACGAATCCGGTGTTGTGTCTTGCGCCCGGTGCAAGCGGCTCGGTTGCAATCGGCAACGCTGGCGGCTCGACCATCAACACGACGTTCGGCGGCTCGGGCGGCTTGGTCGTAGGTGCAGCGACCGGCGGCAATCAGGGTGCCGGCACGGTCAACGCTACGGGGTTGTTCGTAAACGGTACAGCCGTCGGCGCTTCAACGACAGCTTCGACGACGTTCACAATGGGCGGGTGCAGCGCAGGCACTACAGGGTCGGTCAACTTCTACAAAATCGGCAAGCAAGTACAGGTAATGTGGCAGAACCGTACTTGCACCTCGACGGGCGGTACGCAATTGCTGTTGGCCTTCACGTATCCCGCAGGCTACGAGCCGAACATAAACAACTTGCAATCGGCCGCAGTCATTACCAACAACAATATCGAAGTCTTGGGAAAAGTGATTTTCAGCACCTCGACATGCGGCGGCGGCATCTGCTTTCAGGTTGTGCCGAGCACGACGTTTACGGGCACCGTGGGCAACTATGGCGTCGGCAACGGCGTATACGGCACCGCCTCGTACAACACGAACTAAATGAACGCTCGCGAGCTGCACCTTGACCGGCTTCAAATTCGATATAACCTGTACCGGGTCTAAACCCAATGTCTGCAACCCTGACAGTAGACGAGATGAACGAAATACAAAGAGACCTCGGGCGGCTCGAAGGGACCGTTGAAGCGCAGGGGGCGAAGCTCGACGTGCAAGGCGAGAAAATAGACCGCATCCTAGCCTTTCAAGAGCAACAGCGGGGCGCGATGCGCCTCGGGATGATCGCAGCAACGGCACTCGGCGCGCTCGCGGGTTTCGTTGCTTCGCTCTTCAAGCCGTGAACCCGCCGCAGGTTCGCGAGTACATCGTACGCCCGGCGCTGCAACGCATCGGGCTATGGTCGCCGGCCGCTGAAGTTCTCGTTTACGGTACAGGGCTCGTCGAGTCGGACGGCTACAGATGGCTTGACCAGACGACGCCCGGCCCCGGCCCGGCGTACGGCCCTTGGCAGATGGAAGAGCCAACGCACGACGATATATGGCTGCGGTACTTGATCGGGCAAACCGACCTCGCCGACACGCTCTTGCGCATGGCCGGCTACGGCATCGTCACGAAGCCCCCGGTGCTCGCGTTGCACGGCAACCTCTTTTACGGTGCTGCCATGTGCCGGGTACATTACCGACGCGTGAAGCCGGCGTTGCCTGCGGCAGACGACCCGGCGGGCATGGCGGCGTACTGGAAACAGCACTACAACACGCCGGCCGGCGCTGGTACTATCGCAAAGGCAATACCCTACTTTCGTCAGGCGGTCGCACCATGAACATTCCCGTATGGAAAGAACACGGCACAAAGCTACTCGGCGCGCTCGGTGCGATTGCCGGCGGCCTCGCCATGTACCTCACACCCGAACAGCTCGTTTCGTTGCTCGGTGCGAAGGGGCCGGGCGCGGTGCTACTTGCGGGCGGCGTCCTGACATACCTGCGCGGCCTGCAAAATTCGGGCAAGGTGCCGGGCGGTCCTGCCCCGCCAGCCGACCCGCCGAGCACGGCCAAAAGCCATTGGCTCGTGGGCATGCTCGTCGCGGTGCTCGCGCTCGTGGGGCTGTTCGGCTGCGCCACGAAGCCCACGCCAACGCAACAGCTCGGGCTCGACGCGCTCACCTCGGCGGCCGTTTCGATTACCGTGCAGCGTGACTCGTCCGACCCGGCCGTATGGGCGAAGCGAGCGCGGCTCATCCTGTCGGTGGCGCATCAGCTCGAACCGCTCGCGACCGACGAGGCGGTCAGCGTGCCGGCGCTCGCGGCGGCCGTTGGGCCGTTGCTGGATCAGGCAAAGCTCGCCCCGGCCGAGCGGATCGCGGCGAACACCCTCGTAACGGCGCTCGCGACCGTGATCGATGCGAACACCAACCCGGACAACCCCACGGCTGCCACGGTGGCCGCTGTGCTGGCCTCGGCCATTCGGGCGGCCTCGGTGTACGCGCCGCTTGGCGGCCCCGAGGCTTCGCCCTTGACGATTTTCTGAACCCACCCGAAGGAACCTTTGATATGAAGCGCTTTCTGTCTCTACTGGCCGCCGCTGTCGTCGCGGTCGCTGCCACCTCGACCCCTGCGCAGGCGGCCGTGTCCGCACCCCTGACGCTCAATTGGGCGAACCCCACGACCGGGTGCGCGACGGTCAACGGCGTGACGTTGGTCCCGTGCCAGTCGGTGCCCTTGACGGGTGCCGACGCGCTCGTGGCCGTGGACGTGTACATCAGTACGGCCGTGATCCCCGACGACTTCGCGGGTGCGCCGACGTTCTCGGTAGTCGCCCCGGCGACGACGGCGAGCACGTCGTACAGCCTGAACAGCGGCCAGACGATGCACATTCGCCTGAAGGCGCGCGTAGCCTCGGGCGGCGTCTCGAAGTTCACCAACGAGGTAACGAAGCAAGTCACGGCCGGCGTCGAGCCCGGCGTACCGACCTCGGTTACCGTAACGCTGAATATCAGTTGACATAAGAAAGCCGGGCACGACCCGGTGGATTATGAACGCCCGGCGGGTTGCCTCCCCGACCGGGCGTTTTCTTTTTAGGCCACCGCCTCGGCGGGCTCTTCGATCTTGGGGCGTGCGAGCTTGGTCTGACGGATGCCCTTGTACTCGTCGTGCGCCTTCACGCTGAACTTCGCGCGGAACTTGTCGCCACGGTTGCCGACAAAATTGCCGCTGTAGGTCACGAGGTCGCGGCCGTTGTACCGCATGAGAGACCAGTAAACGAGCTTGCGGGGCCAGCCGTACGACGACTCGCGGCAGCTCGTGGCAATCACCTCGAACTCACCCGAGATACGCGCACCGACCGTGCCAACGTGCGTCGAGTTGGTCTTGTCGGCTTCGCGCTGCGCAGTGCGTTCGAGGCTCGACTTGACGGCGGCGAGCTGGCCGGCGGTCAACGAGCCGAAGCGCTTCACAGCGTTCGCCATCTGCACCATGAAGTCGCCGGGGTTCTCGGGATCGGCGTCGAGTAACAGCTTGTCGAGCATGCTGCACACCATCGGCTCGGCCGTCGAGAACTCGGCGTAGCGCTGCACGCGGTCGGCCTCCCATTGCGCAAGGCGCGCTTCCGTGCGGGCTTTGCGGCCTGACTCGCGCTTGGTACGGGCCAGCTCGGCGCGAGCCTTACGGAAGCCTTCCACCTCGGCGTCGGCCTGTTTCTTATCGCCGCCGTAGACCTTCCACACGCAATCGCAGCCAACCTTGAACTCGTGGCCGTCTACCGACTTGCAGTGATACTCGTACGCAATCCCGGTGCCGCAGTAGTCGCACGAGCCGCCGGGCTGCCGGTGACCGGGCGCAGCGCTATACCAATTCTGCGTAACGCTCGTGCAGCGGAAGGGGGCTTTACCAAGGCCGGCGCGCTCGAAGGGGTGCATGTGGGCGTCTCCAGAAGTTCAGTGTGTCGCAAGCATACCGACGAACTCGTCAGCATGCAAGCGACACACGTCACACTTCCCGAGTTACGCCGCCGGGGTAGCCTTGGCCGGGGTCAGCCGTACGGCCGCCTTCAGCTTGAGAGCGACGAGCGCCGACGCCAGCGTGGAAAGCGTCAACGACGTGTCGCGCGGCTTCAACAGACGGTGAACGACTGCCCGGCTCGTGCTCATGCGTCGAGCGAGTTCCGACTGTGAAACTTTGTCGCGCTTCATGCGCTTGGCAATCTCGGTCACGAGCTGCGCCTTGATTGTCCGAGAAAGCAACACCTGTGCCTTTTCCGTCATATGTACCTCGTTATGCGTATCAATTTGTACGCTGCCGGAAGCATACCGACGAACGCGTCAGGATGCAAGCTAGTGGCGGTTCTTTTCGAGCCATGCCGCCCAACGTCGCAGGAACCGAGCTAAAGCGTGATTCAGTCGGCAATACGGACAACGCATTTTGCTAATCCTCCCATTTCCCATAGCGGTACGCTTCCCAAGCTAGAGGCACCTTAATCGGCCACGGCTGACCGTCGAGGCATACCGCCCACGAGGGCAACGACCGGCGCACTATCTCGGTGTATTCGGTTGCATTGTATTCGGGACGGTCGGGCACCTCGGCCAATTGTTCGTCGTGCGTGTGCATGACGATGTTGTATTCGCGAGGCTGCGCGTACTCCAACGCCACAAGCGCATTCGCCTGTATCTCGCGGCACATGTGAGAGATTACGTTCTGTGTCAGTACGCCGCCGTACAACTTCATAGGTATCCAACCGACCGCCCCTTTTTGGGTGTTCGTGTTGTAGCCCATGTAGGTTATTTCGTATTCCCACGGCCTTGCATAGTCGCGCGTAGACTGGCGCAACCTCGGCGAATGGTAACGAATGAAGCCGCCCGATGGTGGACGGCAATACAGAATATCGTCGTGTACCTCGTACAGTACACCTAGCGGCGAACCGGGGCGCGAGCTGAAGCACTGGCCCGGTTGCTGAATGGCCGAAACAACAGCACCTTCGAGCCCGTAAAGCAACGGCGTTTCGGTATCACCGAACTTATCCCAAGTCTGGCCGCCCCAAAATTGGCGCACGTTCGGTATCTCTTCCCAAAGGTCGAGAATTAGCTTTTTTACTTCGGCGTCGGTGCCGAGACATTTTTCTTTGTCGAGCTTGCGCCATCCGCCAATCCACGAGCCGAAGTCGCCCGATAGTACGGTCATCTTCCCGTATACCTGTCGGTCGGGATGATGCTTGCCGTGTTGCTTCTTAAAGTCGAGGTAATACTGCAACGGTTGCTTGCGTAGCTTGCTCATCATGGCTTCGTAAATCTTCCCGTGCGTGCGGAAGACTTCGATACGCCATTGCTCGTTAGCCATGCACGACGTACCGACCGCCTGTATAGCGGTGAAGTCGGCCGAGATTAGCTTGTGACCGGGCCGCGCAACGATCATCGACCGTAGACAGCTAGCGATTACTTCGAGCGCGTCGAGCGCACCAATGTCGGGGTTTTCGCGAGCCCATTGCGAACCCTCGCCATATTCCCATTCTATCAACTCTAGGTTACGCGTCCGAATAAGAGACAGGGCGCGCTCGACTTGCTCGGGCTTGCTGAAGACGCCTTTATAAAGATTCGCGGGCTGCACGTCGCGCCCGTTCCATAGTGCGGTGTGGGCGCCATAATAGCTGTACTGATCGAAGAGCCTGCCATACGGCGTCGTCTGTGCTCGAAGCGCGAAGTATTTGCGGACGCTACCGAACGCCAATTCTTGACGGATGCGAAGCACACGTTGCACGACGCGCGGATAGTCTTTGCGACCTAGCGCAGCTTCGAGCGCTTCCTTATCGAGTTTCGCGAGGTACACGCCTTGCGTCTTACACCATTCGACTATATCGGCGACCTCGGTGTATTTGCGTACGAAGCCGTTCGTTAGCGTCGTGAGTTCGGCGTTAGCTTTATGCTCGACTTGCAGAATGATCGCAATACAGTCTTCGACACTTTGCGTATCAATTTGCATCCCGCGCATGTTGCAACGAAGGTCGAAGAGCCATATAGGCAACTCACGGTCGGTAAGATCGGGCGTCTTCGCGCTTGCCTCGGCCTCGGTGCGACAGTCTTGTATGTTGTAATCGTAGAACTTTTGAAAGTCTTCCTTCGCCGTAAGCGGCGTCCAACGTAGCGCGGGGTTGGCCTTGGTCGGATTGCGCGGGCGCGTGAGCTTGCCTATCAGCTTCTTTCCGGCCGCGTCTTTCTGTTGAGTCAGGTTGCGCGCTTTACCGAACTCTTCGAGCTGACCGGGATACGCTGCGGCGCGAGCCTTCGCCATAGCATCGCGGCATTGTTCCTGTTTCAAAAACGGGGCGTCGAATTTGACGCACATGTGGAAGTTCCACACGACCCATTCAAAATTGATATTCCACGCTTCGAGGATGCCGCCCGCGCGAATGAAGTCGTACAGCTCGCCGGGTTCCCACGGGCTGACGTAATTGCCTCGACGCGTAGCGGGGAAAAGATCGTCTAGCGTTTCGTCCGTCATAGGACGCCACCAACGGTCGCCCTTGCCGTCTTTCAGGTTCCATGCGAGAGACAACACGCGGAACGATGGGTGCTCGACGTAGTTACGTGTACCGACGGCTTTCAGCCCGCGATTCTGGTCACCTAGACCGGGCGGCGACTTCCACGCCTCGCCGTCCCATCGATACCCGGCCTCGCTGAATGTCTCAAAATCGGCTTCCGGGTAGATCGTCGCTAAACCGTTCTCGCACGCGACTTGATCGTATGCGCGAAGCTCGTCGAAGGGTACGTTGCGAAGGAAGCCGCGCGAGTCGGCTAGCCATGTGCCGTTGCGCTTAACGTGGTACGTGTTGCCGCGTGCAGGTTGCGACGTGTACGGAAGGGGCTGTTGCGGCGTGGGCGCTATCGGTCGCGCGTTGTAGTCTATCGGTACGACAATGCCGGGGCCTTGACCCCAATCGCCGTAAGTAATGGTGAATGCGGTCAAGCTCGGCCTCGTCCGTTCCCGCTGCCATCGTAGCGCCTCCCCTTGTCTACAGGGTGCCCCGGTGGCAGCGGGTTCGGGTTCAATCAGTACGGTATATCGGCGTCACCGAACGCAGCGCGGTCGGCTTCACTTTGATACGCCCTCACGTAGTCAAAGTTTCACCATATGGCCGTTCTGAATCAACTGCGCGTCGCTCCAGTTGTTCGCGCGGTACGCCTCATAACGAGCCCCGGCAGGGTTCGCCATGCGGTAACCAGCCGGTGCCCCCGCCGGGCATACGTACGCCGCTACCGGGGCCGCCGGGGCTGAAGGGGCCGCCGGGCCGGCAGGCGGCGAGTATGACGACGGTACGCCACCGCCGCCCGGCATTGAAGGGACGCCAGCACCGGCCACAGGCGGCGCGATGAATCCCGCGTGAGGCTGCACGGCGACCGGCATGCCGCCGGGGGTGCCACCCGGAACGCCTGCGGCCGGATAACCGCCCGGTACGCCGTTCGGTACACCGCCGGGAACGCCACCCGGAACGCCTGCGGCCGGATAACCGCCCGGTACGCCGTTCGGTACACCGCCGGGAACGCCACCCGGAACGCCCGGTACTGCCGCGCCCGGCATGCTCGGCGACGCGCCACCCAACGAGGCAACCTGCACGCCCGCCGGTAACGCAGCCGTACCGAATCCGAGCGAGCTGACCGGCGTCGAGACCGAGATAACGTCAGACGGGCCGCCACCGCGATACACCACATGCTCGTGATTGATGTACACGCCGGGGTTGCTCGCGCGCTCGTTGCTTGCGAGGTTCGCGTTGACTTCGACGTAGTACCCGCATTTCACGAGGTCTTTCTGCGGGAGCGCCACGAAGCCACCGTTAGCGACTTCCCACACCTTCGGCGCGATGCCCGACGACAGGTTGATAATCCAGCAACCCGGCATACCTTCGGTGCGCGCGTTCACGCGGCCTTTCTTGTTCGGCTTCAGGCTGTCGCCGTCCTGAATCTTCCACGCGAACCCCTCGTGCTGCCATTGACCCACCGGCCATGCCTGCTGGCCGAGTGTCAAAATCGGTCCACCCCATGACTCTTCCCACCAATTCGCGCGCGTCTTCGGCACGGCGATTGCGAAAAAGTACGTCCATTTCGGTTGCCCCGCTTTCGCGTGGCCCGCTTCATAGACGCGCTTCTTACCGTCAATGTCCGTATCGTCGGGGTTATAGAGGTCACCCTGCACGATACGTGCGAGGGGAAACCGAATTGCGGCGCTTAACTTAGTCGTCATTTGCTGAACACCTTGCGTGCAGTGATTGAATTGTCTCGCGCGAGCTTGAGAGCTGCGGGCGGCCGATGAGCGTATGACTTCATTACGCCGGGGTCAATGCCAAGCTGTATCGCTTGCGTGGGCGTCACGAGTAGGTCTTTACGCGTCTGTTTCTTCCGAACCTCGACGTTGCAAAGTTCGCCGAGGCCGACGAACTCGTCTACGTTAACGTCGTCCTTATAAACCAAGCGGGACTCGCCCGCTTCCATGTGATAGAACGCAACCGCTGCGCCTGCGCGCATGTACGCTTCGGCGCGCACCTTCAGCCCCGACTCGCGAGCTTCGAGGCGCTTAATTGCGTCCTGTACCATTGCAAGCTCTTGGCCCATCGCCTCGGGCGGTAGCTCGACCATCTCGGCGGCTTGCGAAAAATCGATAAATGCGCCCGTCGCATACTGCAACGTCTTGCACACATGACGCGCCTTGCAATCGATACACGCGTCATTCGTCGTTGCGCGGGGCTTGCCGTCGCGAAGTTGCGGCCCTTCACCGAGCGCTTCGTATGCGGCCGAGCGCGCATGATTCAGATACGCAATCAGCTCGTGAGCCTGAATCACCCAACGACGCACGGGGCCGTCTTTGTGATAACAGCGCGGCTGTACTAGGATCAGTTCGAGCCATAGCGTAGGGTCGTTGAGGTCGAGCCCGAGTCGTTCCATGACGCCGGCCGCGTATCCCACGAGCTGATAACAGCCGAACACCTCGACGTAACGGTGCCCGTATTTGTAGTCGGCCACGCGCACGAGCTTGATACGACCCGCATCAAAATCGGCTCGTGGCAGTTCGGGCGGCACGACCCATTGTTGGCCGTTGAAGGTCGCGGTAAGCGCTTCGCGCGCGTCGAGGAAGTAGCGCCACGCGTCGGGCGTTCCATAGCAATGCGTCGGATGAATCCACGACACTCTAACGGCGTCTTCGAGTCGAAGGTTGGGGTGCACGCCGCCGCACGCCTGCGCGTACATGACCGACCCAACGACCATATCAAGGTCGACTTCCCAATCACGGCCGCCGCTCTTGAACTTCGAGCCGACCGGCCAGTTACGACCGTAGCCGCTCGCGTACTGTAGCGCGATCCAATGCGCGGCGGTGCCTTCCAACTCTTCGTCGGTTGGCGGTAGAGGAACGACGGAAGCCTGAAGGCCGACAGATGCGGCGCAGGCAACGGTAAGCGCTAGCGCGCTAGGTGCTATCGGTGCATGTGTACTCATGTGTTCCAAATTTGCGGCAAGAGGTCGCCGGGCAAATATAACGGGTGTTTCGGTATACCCTTCGAGGTCAACGCGAGGAAGCGAACCTTGTCGGTGCCCGCTGTAGCGGCGCGCACCACGGCCTCGGCTCGACGCGCTAGGATGCGGTCGGCATTCGCTCCCCATGCACAGACGACGACGGAAGCCGCCTGTGCATGGGTTACGAGATAGAGGTCGTTCAAGACAACGATAGCCTCGTCAGGCATCCGCGCCTTTTTCGGATCAGTCGAACGAGAGGGGTTAGTGTTCACGAACTTGAACGACGGATAACCCCACGCCAGCGTGAAGCCCCAACCGCGCCGCTCGGTCGCGTCGTCCGTCTCGCCGTCAGCCGTCGAAGGGTTGCAGAGCACCCAAAGTACGTAACTGTTCGACGGTGGGACGCCGCGCTTACTCGCCGCTGTACGAAAGGCGGTACACCTCTCGCACGAGCAACCGGGCTGCACCGACCGTGTGAGGTCGTATCGGTACAGCCCGTCGGCGCTGATTGTGGCGGAACGCTTCACCGAGTCGCAAGCAAGGCGTCGATGTTGGCCTCTACCGTACCGATGAGGTGCGGCATTGCCATAAGCGCCTGAAGGCCGGGCACGCCCGCAGCGGCAGCGCATGCAATCACTTCTTCCGCCGTGATCCTTTTCGCGGTGCGCGCTTCGGTAACTTTCTTGACGAGGGCGCGGAACGGGTCGGCTTGCGGCGCGACTGTTTCGGCTTCGGCCGGGGGTGGCGGGGGCGGGACGAGACCGACTTGCGCTTGACCGGGGAGCGGCGGGACCGGGGGAAGTGACACCGGAGCAAGAGCCCCCGCCGGTACGGCGTGCATCGGGTTCGGCTCACCCGTTACGAGCTGGTTCTGTTGCGCGGGCGGGGCGGCTGGCGTCTTGCGAATACGCGGCGCAAGCTCCTGCATTACAGTCGATACAAGGGCGTCGGCGATACCCTTCTGAAGTTTCCATGTGCCGTCTTTTTTCTGGCCCTTTTTCTTCTGATGGATACGGCCGTCGAACGGAACGCCCGAGCTGTCGTATTCATCGACAGGCGGGACAACCGACGCACCGGGCGATGCAGGTGCAACGCTCGAAGGGTTCGGTGCGACCGACGTGCCCGGTATCGCGGCAATGGGGGCACTCGTCGGGATCGGCGGCACGGGCGGCAGGTTCGACGGTGCCGGCGGCGCGGGAGGTGTCGCGGCCGGCGAGGTGAAAGGCAGTACGTTCGAGGGTACGGGCGGTGCAGGCGGGGCCGGCGGCGTGGGCATCTCGGGCATTCCAGCACCCGACAACATGGCGCGTTTTAGTGCGGCATGGCCCGCAAGAAAGGCAATCGCGAGGTCGAGCGTTTCGGGCGTCTCGGCGTTCACGTCGATCATAATTTGACTCAAGGGGGCTATCTCCAGTGTGTGAGGTGCATACGTTGACAAGACCCGACGATACCGTCACCCTGACGAACCTGTCAACCTGCGGGGCTTAACGTGGCATTTCAACAGTACAGAATCGTGCGCTTTACCGACGAGTCGTTGACGATGATCGCCAAAATGAACGGCATCATAGAAGCCTTCATGCAAAAGGGTTTTGTGCTCACGGTGCGGCAGCTCTATTACCAGCTCGTCGCGCGAGACCTAATCGAGAATAGCGATAAGTCGTACAAGCGCATAACGTCACTCGTGAATGACGCGCGCATTTCGGGCGAAATAGATTGGGATGCAATCGAAGACCGTACGAGGGCATTCGAGCGGCGGCAGCGTTGGGGGTCGGGGCGGGACATACTACAGGCTAGCGTCGATTCGTTCCACATGGACATGTGGGAGAATCAGCCGGCTCGCCCGTTTGTCATCATAGAGAAAGAGGCGCTTGTTGGCGTGCTCGCTCGAACCTGCCGAGGGCTCGACGTTCCGTTGCTTGCGGCTCGCGGTTATCCGTCGGGTACGGTTCTACGAGAGTTCGCCGTCGAAGACATATTGCCGAATATTCACGACCAACGTATTGTCGTCATTCACCTCGGCGACCACGACCCTAGCGGCCTCGACATGACGCGAGACCTACGGGAACGTATCGAGATGTTTTCAGAGTTCGACAGTCACGGCAACGAAGTCGAGATGCGCCGCATAGCGCTCAACATGGAGCAAATTCAAGCCCGCAAGCCGCCGCCGAATCCCGCCAAGACGACAGACTCACGCTTTGCCGAATACCGTCGCAAGTTCGGCACGAAGTCGTGGGAGCTTGACGCGTTACCGCCCGAGTATCTTGCCGAGCTTGTCAGCCTCGAAATACGAAGCTGTATCGACGACGATGCGTGGCGCGTTCGACAGGAATACGTCGAAGGCGTACGCTCAAAGCTCGCGGACACCGCTAAGAAGTTCAAAGCCTGACATGCTGCGCGATTTTCAACAGACGGTACAGAATGAATCTTTTCAGGCGTACCGGGAAGGCGACATTGCCGTTATGCCGGTGTTGCCCACGGGGGCCGGCAAAACGAAGGTGTACACCGATAGTACGCAAAAGTTCGACTGTCCCGCCGTAGCCATCGCGCACCGTCAAGAGCTTGTGAGCCAAGGTGCGCTCGCATTCAACCGCGAGCGCATCCCGCACGCGATCATGGTGCCCGAGCCCATTCGGCGCATGATTATCGCACTCGAACAAGAGACGCACGGCTATTCATGCGAGAACGCCCGCGCACCCGTGCGTATCGCTGGCGTCGATGGCTTGCGCAATCGCGACCCTAAAGACCGTTGGTTTTCGCAAGTCGGATTCGGCACCATCGACGAGGGGCACCATGTTCTACGTGATAACAAATGGGGCCGGGCCGTGGGCATGTTCCCTAACGCCCGTTGGATGTTCCCCACGGCGCACGCGGTTCGAGCGGATAACAAAGGGCTCGGGCGCAAAGGTGGCGACGGCTTCGTTGACCGTCTCGTTATCGGGCCGTACGGTCGGCAGCTTATAGACAGGGGTTACCTTACAGACTACCGCATCATATGCGCGAAGGCTGACATTGATTTTGATTCACTCGAAGTTGGGCCGTCGGGTGAGTTCAGCCAACCGAAGTTGCGAGCGCTGACGCACACGTCTAACACCATCGTCGGCAACTCGGCAAAACTCTACATGGAATACGCCGCCGGGAAACTCGGCGTTACGTTCGTCGTAGACAAAGAGGAAGCGGCGAAGACTCAAGTAGAGTTCCAGAAGTACGGCGTGCCGTGCGCAATCATTACGGACGATACGCCGACCATCGTGCGCGGCCAGCTCATGCGGAAGTTTCGCGCTCGACAAATTTTGATGCTTATATCTGTCGATTGCCTCGGCGAAGGCGTAGACGTGCCGGCAATCGAGGTCATCATTATGGCCCGGCGCACGGCGTCGTGGCAGCTCATGTGCCAGCAATTCGGCCGAGGGTTGCGGGTCATGGTGGACGCCGGTTACGAAGCGCACTGGAATGAATACAGCGACCTCGAACGGCTTGCGATCATCGCGCATTCGCAAAAGCCGAAGGCGCTGATAATCGACCTCGTGGGCAACATCATATGGCACGCGAAGTTCCGAGGCTTGCCCGATTCGCGACAGGACTACAGTTTGCTTGCCGGCGAACGCAACGCGCGCAAGTCCGACGCTATTCCGTTGCGCACATGCCTGTCTTGCAAACAACCCTACCCGCAATACTTGCTCGCCTGTAAATGGTGTGGCGCTGTGCCGGTGCCGGCTGGACGTTCGACCCCTGAGCTTGTCGAGGGTGACGTAATCGAACTCGACCCGGCGATAATCCGGGCACTACTCGGCGAAGCTGCGCGTGTCGTTGGGCCGTTCTACGCACCGGGCGGCACGTCGCCGGCCATCTTGAAGAGTATCGCGCGTAAGCACCACGACCGATACAGCGCACAGGTTGCGCTTCGGCACGCCATGATGATATGGGGCGGTTGGCAAAAGCATCTCGGTTTAGCTGATCGCGAATCGCACAAGCTGTTCTTTATTCGATTCGGGGTTGACGTGCTGACCGCGCAAGGGTTCGGCACGCCCGAAGCTACAAAATTACTCGGCCAGATTCAGGCCGAACTCGCACGGTATCAAGTACAAGAGGTCGCAGCATGAGCCGCAAACTAGACGAACTGTTGAACCCTAACGGCTGTCTCGGAAAAGCCGCAGACAATGAGCCGATTTTCGTACTACGCGCCAACGATCCTATCGCGCCAAGCATCGTACGCCGATGGGCTGACGATTACCTGATTGACAAGCGCGAGAACAGCACCGACGGTTGCGTGACGCACCGGCAGCTCTCGAAGGCGCAGGAAGCGCGCGGGCTCGCAAACGAAATGGATAGCTGGCGCGATTACCACGACCTCGGCACCGTGACCGGCAAGCCGCGCGTGTCGGTGCTGATCGTCCTACACAATCGCGTGCGCTTTTGGAAGATCGTCGCCGTACTCTCGACCGCGATCACCGTCGGCCATATCGCCGGGTTCATCCTGTGGCGGGTCAACTCGTGACGGTCACAGAATGGGCGGCACGGTGGGGCATCCCGGCGCAAGCCCTTGCAGAACTCGCACGGTGTAGTATCGTCGAGCCTGACCCTGACAACCTCGTCGGGGGTAAGACTGAGGCATATGTACAGAGTGCAATTCGCGGGCTCGAAGCCCCGAGCAAGGGCGTTTTCCTTTGGCGTAACAACGTCGGGGCGGGCTCACTGTACAAAGATGCCGACCTTTGCGATTCGTGCCGCATGAACTTGCAGCACAAAAAGCGGCCCGTGCGTTGGGGTCTTGCCAACGATTCGTCGAAGGTCAACAAGGTCATAAAGTCGGCCGACTTGATCGGGCTGCGGCCTATCACGATCACGGCCGACATGGTAGGTAAACGCGTCGGGCAATTCGTCTCGCGGGAATGCAAGCGCGAAGACTGGAATTATTCCGGCAGCGAAGCGGAGCTTGCGCAACTGGCGTGGGCGACCATCATCAACGACAACGGCGGCGATGCGAAGATTGTCAAAGCCGTGGGCTCGCTATAGGATCGACAGACATGCCACGCGTCTACAAGTCATCTCGAAAAGTCGTGCTCGAAGCGGCCGTTGCGGTCGCACGCGAGCGTGGCCTGTTCTCTTTTTCGCGCATCCATGTTGCGAAAGCTGCCGGCGTCGCCGAGTCTACGGTCTCGAACAACCTCGGCAACATGGACGAGTTGCGCACCGCTGTCGCACAGCATGCGGTCGATAACGAAATAATCACGCTACTTACGGACGTGGCGGGCATCAATCGCGCGGGGGTTTCGATCCCGGCGGTACTGAGGGAAAAGATAGCGACGTACATCGCACCCGCCCGCTGAACATCCGCCCATAAACGAGAAAGGCCGCCCCCACCGCTACAGCAAGGGCGGCCCCGGACACCGCACGCACAATGGCGGACACTAGCGACATTCGCGCAGCTTTGCAAGGCGTTCGCGCATTCATCCTGTACCGGCTCGTGCCGACGACAGACGCGCAGGGACGACCGAAGCTCGACAAGGTTCCCACGAGCCCCGTAACGGGTTGGGACATTACACCGCACGACCCGGCGAACTGGATGCAGGCAGACGAGGCCGGCATGTGGGCCGAGCAATGGGGCCAAGGCTACGGCGTCGGCGTTATCATCAGCGAAGACGTGATTTTACCGGGCGGCCGGCGGCTGTTCGCGCTCGACATAGACAAATGCCGCGACGGTAATTCATGGCTTCCGCACGCGTCGGCGTTCCTCGGCAAGCTCGAAGGCGGCGGGGTCGAGGTCTCGGTTAGCGGCAACGGCTTGCACGTCTTCGGTACTTATATCGGGCCACGTCCCGACCACGGTACACGCAACAAGACGTACGGCCTCGAACTCTACACGCGGCTTCGGTTCATCGCCGTGACCGGGCTCGGGGCCGTGGGCGATCCCCTCAAAGACTTAACGCGCGAGCTTCACAAGCTGGCGGCCGATTATTTCCCACCGCACGACGACGCCGAGTACGGCGATACGCTGACGACCGTACCATGCCCGGAATGGCTCGGGCCGGAAGACGACGACGAGCTATTGAGGCGCGCGTTGCGTTCCCACAGCGCGGCGCAAGTCTTCGGCGGCAAGGCAACCTTCGCGTCGCTGTTCAACGCTGACGAGCGCTCGCTTTCGACCGTGTTCCCGCCTCAACAGCATGGCGCATGGGACGGAAGCGCGGCAGACCTCGCCTTAGCGAATCACCTCGCGTTCTGGACGGGGAACCACGGCGAGCGAATGTTACGCCTCATGCTGCGTTCTCGCCTCGTACGCGAAAAATGGGAGCGTCCCGGCTACCTTCACAACACGATACAGCGCGCGTGCGGATCGCAGCGGCAATGGTATCGCGACCCTAGACAGACGCCGACGAATCCGGCACCATCCGCAACAGCTTCGCACAATGCGATACCGGCGTCTCCCGGTGCATCAGAAGCTGAAACCGCGCCGCATGGTGTTCAAGGCGGCCCCGCAGCTCCCCCGGCCCCGAACGGTTGGACACCCGACGCACCGGCAGCACCGGGAACACGGCCGCCAATCGGCGACTATCTCACGCTCGAACAACAGCTCTCGCTCTTTGCGGGGTGTGTCTATATTCAAGACATACACCAAGTCATGATGCCGCAGGGCCATACCCTGTCGTCGGAAAAGTTCGACGCCGAGTTTAGCGGCTACACGTTCGCCGTCACACCCGACGGACAGCGACCGGCTAAACGAGCTTGGGAAGCCTTCCTTTTCAGTGAAACGTACCCGTTCCCGAAAGTGAAGGGTATGTTTTTCGATCCGCGTAAAGAACCGAAGGCGGTCGAGATACGCGACGGCTTCACCCTCATAAACTCGTACGTTCCGTCGATCATCGTACGCCGCTCGGGTGACGTGTCACCGTTCCTAACCCATCTCTACAAGTTGCTACCGCTCGGGCATGACGCGCAAATTTTGCTCGCCTACTTCGCGGCGTGTGTGCAGCATGCGGGCGAAAAGTTCCAATGGTGGCCGCTGATACAGGGCGTCGAGGGTAACGGCAAGTCTACGCTGTCGTACCTATTAGAATACGCCATCGGTGAGCGCTACTCGCATTGGCCGAAGTCGGCCGAGCTTGGCTCGAAGTTCAACAGCGCGTTCTATGGAAAGCTGTTGATATGCTGCGAAGATGTGTATGTCAGTGAGGCGCGCGGCAGCATGTGGGAAACCCTGAAGCCGATGATTACTAGCCCACGGCTCGAAATAGAGGGCAAGGGCGTAGACAAGGTAACGCGTGACGTTTGCTTTAACGGCGTCATGAACACGAACCATAAAAGCGCCATCCGCAAGACAGCGAACGACCGGCGCATTGGTCCGTTTTTCTGCGCACAGCAGCGTAAAGCCGACCTCGTGCGCGATGGCATGACGATAGATTATTTTCGCAAGCTGCGCTCGTGGCGACTCGGTGAGGGTAAAGAGATTGTCGCCGACTTCCTCATACGGTACGAGATACCCGACGAATGGAACCCGGCCCGAGATTGCATAGTCTGCCCGGACACGACCGCCACGAAGGAAGCGATAACCGCCGGCCTCGGTGCGGCCGAGCAAGAGGTCTTAGAGGCGGTCGCACAGGGCACCCCCGGCTTCCGGGGTGGGTGGATCAGTTCAACCGCCCTCGACCGTGTGCTAGCGGCCATTGGCAAGGGTCAGGTGCTCGCACGGAACAAACGGCGCGAGATGCTAGAGGCTATGGGCTACGTGCCGCACCCGGCGCTTCCCGAGGGCCGTGCGACGACGTTCGACACCGACGGGACACGACCACACCTGTACCTGTTACCGGGCACCTCGGGCTTCGACGAGCGCAACCCGGCGAACGTCATGTTGTGGTATCAGGGCGCACAGAAGTTATAGCCCGGTCGCGATTGCCGACGGTTAGGCGTCGGGTCGGCCGGGCTCTTGAGGGGCGCGGTTACTGACTTTAATTTGAGTCGTCCGTGCTACCTATCCCCGGATTAGACGCGCCGGGCGAGTTCCGCGTCTCGGACATAACGCAACGGGTCGTGCCCCGCTTCATTATGTCAAAAGGGAATGTCGTCGGTCTCGGCCGCTTTCGACACGACCGGGTGCCACGCCCAATAGACGGCCGTTGCGGTCGTAGCGTCCCATTTGCGTTCGTGCACGAGGCGCACGTAAAGGCGGTGGGCGCGTTCAGTGCTGGCCCACGGCCCGCGCTTACCCTCGGCAATGATCGCCGCAACGTCGGCGTTTAATGCGTCAGAAAGGAACATCGGGGCCGGGCTCACCGCTGAAGCCTGAGACCCCCGGCGCACTGTGTACGTGTTCAAAGTCATCCGTCTCGTACTCACGCGCCCAACGTCGCGAGGCGAAGTACAGGCGGTTGCGCTCGGCAACGTTCTCGACGTGCGGCGCTATGCGGACGTTGCCAACCTTGTACGGCCCCTCGTCACCGTGGCGAGCCATGACGTAACCGTCGGCACAGTTACCGCGCTCGTCCCAATGCCCCGAGGCTTCCCATATCTCGCACCATTCGGCGTAGCTCAATTCCCACGGCACGCCGCGCGTGTCGGCGTTGTCCTTCTGTTGCTTGAACTTACCCCGAGGTGATTGCGCGAAACGCTTACGCGCGGCTGCCTGCCGGGCTGCGCGCTCGGCCGGGGTCTTGGCGTGGGTTCGCGGGATACGCCGCGCTAGCCATTCGTCGAGCGCGTAGGGAAAGGGTTTACCTCGACCCTCGGCCTTTCGCTTTGCGTCGAGGTATTGCCGTCGATTCAGACGTGCCGTTTTATCCACGGCGCTACGGCGAAGATTAGAGCCCATAGAATCAACCCGCCGACGATACCGATTATGATACCGCCGCCCTCTTGTACTTGTCGCATTGACCGCCCCGCCCGTTTGTGCCGTGTTTATCTTGCGGCACTCCGACGAGACCGTCAACTCTTTGACATGCGTTTCTGCGCTGCGACCGCTCGCCGGGCTTTCCGGTTCGGCTTTTGTAACATCGGCGGCGCACTCGGCGGCTTGAACCTCGCCCAATCGGCCGCGCTCGCCGGGAACGTGTCGAACGACTGAGCCATTGACGCGAGCAATGCAAGCCGCGTGTTAACGACGGGTGAGGCTCTTGCGGAGTCTCCCGGTGTTGACGGGCTTCGAGGTTTTGCGTCTGTCTTCATTGTGTTCGCTCCGCATGTATAGCAACGATGCAGGCACAGGATACCCCGCAACGCGGTCGCTTAGATACTCGGCCGTGTGCACCCTATGCAGCAACGAGTATGCGGCTTGATGTGGGCGTCGCGCTTTGCGGTAGCCGGTCACGCGGTCGAATATTTCGGCGTCGTTCGGGAACGGGCTTTTGTCGGGCGTCGCGCGTACGGTGTATCGGGGTTTCATCTTCACGGTTACGACGATGGACATGCGACCTCCCGCGCAAGCGCGGCTTCGGCTTCGGCTTCGGCTTCGGCTTCGGCTTCGGCTTCGGCTTCGGTGATTGCCTTCGCGACGCTCTTCACGCCGGGGCATTGTGTCAGTGTGCGCTTCCCCGCCTGTACCTCGATTATTTCGAGCTTTGCAAACGCTAGCGCTAGTCTCAGTTCGGCGTCGCTCACAACGGCGGCAACTCTACGGGGTCGGCCAGCACCGGAAAGCGTCGGTCACCCGTCCACAAGTGGCGGCTCGGCTCGTCGGTCGCGTCCCTGTACGCCATACGTACCGAATCGCGTACATCATCTCGTATCACTTCCATTTCGGCAATCTCCCGTTGCAGTAGTACATGTTGAGCGTGTCGTTGCTCATCTCAGGATAGAGACGGCACGAGCCGACCTTGATCGCCTCGGCGATACGCTCGCCGTTGTAGACGCACACGGCCGCCATGATGGTGTCGCTATCGCGCACAGCTTCACGCGCCTGAGCTTCGCACAGTTGCGTCGGCACCTCTTGCGTACTCATCAGGCGTACGTCACCAAGCGCGACCCACGTTATGAGTATGGCGAACATCATTCAGCCTGCCGCCGCGAAAAGATGGGCGCAAGCTCGCGGGGCGGCGTGGGTTCACGCGGTTCGCTGCGACGCTCTTCGCCGTAGACGCGTGCCATGTCAGCCTGTACGGCCTCGCGAATGATCCTATCCACGGGGTCGGCTTCGAGCTGCGGTCGTGCGTGTCTGTTCATAGTGTGCGTAGGATACTGACGAGTTCGTCAGGGTGGCGTGACGCTAGTCACAGTTCAGCGTAATGAACTCTTGCCGGTGCCATTTGTCGAGCGAGCACCAACGCACCCAAGGGTCGAAGCCGTCGCACCGTAGCGGCAACGTCCAGAACTCGAACGCCTCGACGGCCTCGACGACCTCGGGTAACGCTTCCTTCATAGGTCTTCACCGTACCTCGGGCTATCGTTCTGGTAATTGGTCTTGAGGCCGGGGCTGTTGCCTTCCTCGCGGATCACTTCGAGCGGCCACGTCAGCCCCGTGACGTTGTGCTCATCCTCGAACTTGTGCAGAGCTATCGCCATCGTCTGCGCGTCGCGTGCGCTGTCGTATGCGCCCACGGCGTTATACCCGCCGACCAGCGTCAGGAAGAACTCGCGCATGTTGAGCACGAGCGCACGCACGTCTTCGGGCTCTTCGGCCATCTGGAAACCCGACGGCACCATTTTCGCGACCGTGGCCGGGTCGATGAAATTTTCCAGCTCAGGCGGCGGCCGACTCGCTTCGAGAATCGCCTGCACCGCCCATTCGGGCACGTCGAACGGTTCGCCGTTCGTCGGGAAGTTGAACCCTACGTAATACTTGCGAGCCGTTGCAATGGCGTCTTCGCGTGTCATGGTGTACCTCAAAAGACCCCCGGCCGTGGGCACCGGGGGCGGTTGGTTAGTCGGTTGGCGGGTCGAGTATGTCAACGATCCTGCGCAATGCTCCCCCGAGCTGCGCGTTAATTTCGTCGGTGTCTCCCGGCCGCGTCGCTGCGGCTAGGGCTTCCTTCGCTTCGTGCAAAGCGCTCTTCAATTCCCCCTCGGCGTCGTGAAAGGCGCGCATCATCAACGAGTCAACGCGGCGCGGCTTCGCTTGGTGTTGCGGGTTCGCGATCCCGAGCCGCTTGCATTGTTTGCAAGTCACCTCGGCGAACTCGCCCGCCACCTGTACCGACGAAAGCGGCTGGCCGCATAGCGTGTTGGTCATGTGGAGCGACGCCACGCGCACCCAATGCAGCGCTACGGGCTTCTTTTCGATCACCGTGCCGCGTGGGGGTCGGCCCCTTCCGCGCGTCACAGGCCGCCACCGTCGGGCAGTTGCGGCACGCCAATCGCACGCAGCGCTTCGGCCTTGTCGGGCGTAATTGTCAGCTCTACAACCGCGTCGGTCGTCGTGCTCGCGATCCGAAGAAACCAGTAGCCGCCGGGGCTTTGGAAGGTGTTCGGCTTGCTGCGATAGATCGCCGCTAGGGTCGTGCGTTCCATGTGTTACCTCATGTTTGTGTCAGTGCCCCGCAAGCATACCGACGAACTCGTCAGCATGCAAGGGGGCGTCTGTCACACTTTGAGCGATTCGGCGTGCGCCGCCTTC